CTTTCACTTGATTCTCCTAACTTTTGATCAAGTCAGTAGAGTCAGGCTGACCGTAGCGCTCGGTCAAACCTTGTGAGTCCCCCGGCTAAGCCGGGGGATTACCTTATTTATTCAACAAGTGCTCTGTCCAGGTGAAAGATGGATTCTTCGAGGCGATCGCATCCTGCAAATTCACAGTGCGCGCCCTCGTCGTGGACAAGTCCAAGATATACAGCGACAACCTGCGCGAGAACAAAGACCGGTTCTATAACTTCTTCGTCAAATCACTGCTGCAGCATGACGGCAATGCGCTGGCCGGTGCACGGGTCAAGATCGACGGCAGCGGGGACCGCGAATTCAAGCGGGAACTGTCCGCCTACCTCAAGCGGGAATCCGCCGATGGGAAGATCGCCAGCGTAAAGTTTGCCGAGTCGCACCGGGACAACCTGATCCAGCTGGCCGACATGGTTGCCGGCGCCATTGCGAGATCGTATCGGGAAGGCGACAGAAACGAACACGACCGCTGGCGCAAGATGCTCGGCGGCAAGATTCGTAACGTTTGGGATTTTCGCTAGCAGCGAGTTGCTAGCAGAAGGAATAAGACCGTCGCCGCGCCCTAGACTGGAGATTACCAGCCAAGCTCACCATACGGTGACGATTCGGAACGCGGAGACTAGGTGGGCGCATTATGATGCAATAGCCGACAAAAAGTAAACCATTTCGGTGCTTTCTGCGACTTTCCCCCTCTTTGCCCAAGCGGTTACACCACCTCAAATTCTTGTAGACCTGCGGATTAACAGTCTGTCGGTCGTTCTGGCTTGAAAGCCGCACCAGCTCTACGTTTCAGCATCGAACCTGTCTAAGATAAATCGCTGTTTTGTGCTGAATGCCACCCCGTTTTTACTGGGTTTCCGGTCGATCTTAGACAGATATCTCAGGCCATCATCACCAGGTTCGGCTGCGCCGTTTCTCTCCAGCGCTGCTTGATGTAGGCCTCAGTGGTGCTCTTGTCATCGTGGCCGCACAGGAGCTGGATCTCTTCGATTGGGACGCCGGAGAGCCACATGTCGGTTGCACCTTTCCCCTTCAGGTCTCGGAATCCGAAAGGCTGGATCTTCTCCTGGCCTTTCTTGATGCGCTCGGCGTTGGCCGTGACAATCGAGCGCTTGAGCATGGAGCTGATGCCGTCGTAGGTGTAGCGCCGTCCAGCATACTTACCGCGGATCCCGCAGATAAGCGGTCTGCCGATGCGCGGGATGTCGCCGATCAGGCGTTGCAGCAGGGCGCTCAGATCGTCGGACAGGGCGATATCCACGGTCTTTCCGGTCTTGCTCTGGACGACGCGCAGGATGCGCTTTCCGTCCTTCATAGTCAGGTTGGCGACGGTCCAGTCCAGCATGTCACTCTCAGGGCGCTGCAGGGTGCGATAGGTCAGCTCCATCATGGCTTGCACCTGTGGCGCCGCGGCGGCGTAGACATCGCGGTATTCGTCGTGGGTGACGTAGCGCTCGCGCTTGCTCTCCGGGTTGCGCTTGATGCCGCTGGCGCGCATGCACGGGTTGACGATCAGGCCGTCCACCTTGCCGGTGCGGATTAGCCAACTGATGCAGGACGACAGGCAGGCTTTCTCGCGGTTGGCGCGCACCGGGCGGCCGGTTGCTGCGCCGATCTCCAGATAGCCTTGGACGTGGTTCGGCTCGATGTCGGTCGGCAGCATCGGGGAGGCGAAGTAGATCTTGAGCGGTTCGATGTCGGCCCTGTAGTCGTCCAGTGTGCGCTGGGCGAGTCCGCCTGACTTGACGCGCGCCTCGCAGTCGACGATGAACATATCGAGCCAGTAGACCATGGTGCCGTACTCTCCCTGCGAGTCGTTGTAGAGTCTGGCGCGCTTGTTGACCTGCTCGATGTCGGTACCGAGTCGCTCCCAGCGGTTGTCGCGGTGGACGTAGTAAAACGCGCCGCGCTTGGCGTAGACGCGGGGCTCAAGTCCGAGCGGATTGTTTTTTCGGCGACCAACCATGCGGGCCATACTAACCTTTCGAGAAGGCCAAGCGCAAACCTGCGCTGTTTGGCTGGCGCTTGGCCGGCTTCGATTTATTCTCCGGCGTCATGACATCATCGAAGTGGTTACGCATCAGCAGCGGCGCGCCGCTAGGCTTGGTGCCAACGGTCAGTCCTAGACCCCGCATGTAGCGCAGCTGGGCAGCATGCTGCGTCAGCGGATCGCACAGATCGTCTATTTCGGCTTGGGATAGCCACGGTGTCATTTTTCAGATCACCACCGCATACCGCACGCCGGACGGGTGCACCAGGCGCAGCACTTTGTCTTCACCCCTGACCATCGGCGAGATGTAATCCATCTCGCAATCGATGGCATTGATGCCGAGGTATTCGATCTGCTGCAGCATATCGTTCCAGGCGTGACCGGCGAAAGGATCTACCTGATGGCTGGATTTGTACTCCAGCACGGCATACACCTCTTCGTGCGGTACCGGGCATCCTTCCAGCACGGCTCCGCCCGGCTCGCCGACGACCAGGTTGTCCGGCACCAGCAGCAGCGTACCCATGCGCGCCGCGATCAGGTGACCGAATGCGCGGTACACCTGACGGTCGGCAGCAAACAGTGACAGCAGGCCGAATGGGATAGATGCGCCGTTCATGGCTTTTCCTCCATCTGCGTCAGATTGTCTACGAGGCGCTGCAGGCGGATACGCTGCGCAACGGCGATCTCAAGCTCTGCCATCGCCACATCAGATAGGATCAAGTTGTCGGTGACGGCCAGTGCGCGCAGGTCAGAGCACAGCAGCTCGGCGCACTGCGCGGCCTTGGTGGCGTTTTCAAGTTCTGGACTCAAGCTACACCTCCGCGCTCGAACATATCCACTGTGTGCGGACAGCGATCTGGAGGAACCGGCTGGCCTTTCGGCACGAACGCCGTGCAGCACGGCTGCCCGTCATTGCCGTATTGCCACTCGGACGGGTATTCCGGCTCGTCAATGTCGTGCACGAACGTCATGCCGATGATCTCGCAGCGCTCATCTTCTTCTGGGTTGTCCCTGGCACACTTCCAGCACCAGCGCGAGAAGAAGCAATCTCCCTCGGTGCCGTTGCTCGGGCGGTACTTCTGGCCTGCTCTGTGGATATTCATTTCCGCCAGTCCAGCCGGGTGGAATCCTTTGTTCATGCTGTCGCTCCTTCGATAATGACTCTGCGAATCTCCATCGCGCGCGTCTGCCCACATTTCAGGAACCCGCGAATGCCGGCGACCGTTGGCTCGCACCTGCCTGCCTTGATTGCATCCGTTACTTTGGTAACGGGATCGGTAGCGTCCTCGGTAATGCTCTGCGTTAATGGGCCTTCATCGGCTACGGCCGGAGATTGCGAGGCCATACGCGGCCGCAAGGCCTCGAACCACAGCAGCGCGCCAATCAGCTCCAGCAGAATCGAGAATGACAGTCCGATGACTACCGACACTGCGCTTTCAGTCCAGCCCGTTACCGCCGAGAGTCGAGTCGTTACAGGGTCGGACGCGCCATCCACCTGCACGACCTTGGACTCTTCCTCGAAGCGCGCCAGATCGTCGCGCAAGCGCGCCGCGCGCTGTCCCTCGGCAATCTCTGCGCGCAGCGCTGCACGGACGCGCCTGTCGCTTTCCTGCGCCAGCTCAGCCGCCACCGTTGCCATGGGACGCGCCTTGATCTCATCCAGCGCGGCATGCGCCGTGGCGATCTGTCGATCGATGTGCCTGGACAGCGCCGACTGCTGCGCATGAGTATCTGCAGCGCGCAGGCTGGCGTGGGTGAGGAAGGTCAGATGCCCGTAAATCGCGCACAGCAGGCAGACGCTCCACACCAGCCAGGCCACGGGACGGCGGGACAATGCCGGCAGCAGATGCACGGCCAGCACGATCACCACCGACAGGGCAACCAGCAGCGCCTTGTCGATGCCAGTGCCGCCACGATCCCATGCTGCGACGGCAGTCATCGCGGCGGCGGTTATGGTTACGAAAACGGCGAGCAGCTTGATCATGCTGCCCTCGCATGGAATTGATGGTTGACGTTGCCGCGGCCGTTTGGGAAGCGGTTCTCTAGGTAGCAAGCCTTGCATGTCTCGCTCAGGCCGTCGCCGTTCTTTCCGGCCGAGAAGAAGAACTCGGCGTCTGCTGGCCAGTAGTCTTTGCAGATCGAGCAACGTTTTTCCAGCTCGCCGTCTTCGCTCACTCGGTACACCTGTTTTTGCAGGCGAGATGCCAGCAGGCTTTCGGATGGTTTGGCCTTCTTGAATTTGGCCGATTTCATGTCGCTCATGATTGGTCTCCATTTCGTGAATATCCGGCGCTCTCGGCACCGAGGTAGATGGCGTGCTCGTCGTGGACGACGGCGGCGCGGCGGTAGCTGACCATCATGCCGACGTAGAGGGCGTTGGCCGCCACTACGAACAGGCCGCCGTAGAAGCTCAGCGGCTGGTTCAGCGCGGGGTAGTAGTAGAGGTTCCACAGCCCCCACAGGGTGAAGAAGCAGACGCTGGCCAGCGACACGCCGCGCGTTTCCTTGTGGAGGCGCAGCACGCGGCAGTGGTTGAGCACGAAGAACCCGGCAGATAGCTCGAACAGGCCGTTGACGAAGTCCATGTTGATCGCGGCGAGCAGGCCGGCCAGCAGCGCGTGGACGGAGGTGATGGTATCGAGCGGGATCATGCTGCAGCCTCCACTTCGGCGATAACTTCCCGAGCGTATGGAAACTCGGAAAGGTCGCACGCCTTCAACACGCCGAGCAGCTTGTCGCGCTGCATCACTGCACTGACATGATCCTTCAGGCTGGCTTCCTCCATTGCAGAATCTATTCCGCCGCCTGCGTTGTAGTGCCGCTCAAGAACGTCTGTGTCGATTCCTTTGCATGCTGATTTGCAGGCACGCAGGCGAGGGTGAAGCTCCAGATGACTTAGCTCCTGGTCAACGATCTCGTTCTGCGAGTCCAGCAGCACAGTCATGCCGAAGCACACGCGGAACAGCGAGGCTCGCTTTTGGACGCCGATCATGAACTCGACGACAGCCGCGGCGTGCTTGCTCTCGTTGTACCAGACAGGCTCGTCTTGACCCTCTGTCATTTCGTCAGGCAGATATCCGCCCTCCAGTGATTCCAGCGCGCGGCACATCGCCAGCGCGGCCTCCATGTCTCTCTCGGTTGCTTTTGCCATTTTCACAGCGCACCTCCCAACTCTTCCCAGCGTTTCAGAAACTCGCGGCGGGCCTTCTCTGGCCCCCACGGATTGATCACCTCGCGCAACGGCTCGATGTCCTTGATCAGCGCCCATTCGTCGTCGTGCGGCGGCATCAGGTCGCGCTGCTCGGTGGCGAGCAGTGCCAGGTCTATTTGCTTCACCGCGGTCGGCATCGGCAGCGGAAGTCCGAAAGCAGCGAACAGAGCTGCTTCGACACGCTGCTCGATGATCTTGTACTCCGGCAGCAGTTGCTTGAGCGGGCGGGTGATGTCGCCCAGGTAGGCCTCGGCGGCGTCGTGCAGCAGCGCAGCCATTGCCATTTTTTGCGGATGCAGCGCGGGCTCTCCACTCACAGCCCATACGTTGGTGCAGGCTTCCATCTCGCGGCTGGCCAGCACCGAGTGCTGCGCCACGCTGTAGAACTCGCGGGTGTGGCCGGCGAAGCGGCAGACGTGCGACAGCGCGTGGGCGATGTCCTCGATGCGGAACTGGTTGCGCTCAGGGTTGAGGAAGTCGAAGTAGTGGCCGCTGTAGGTCAGGATGTCGGGGCGGATGGCGGGGGCGTTCATGCTTCACCGCCCTGTTTCTTGCCGCAGAATGGGCAGAATGTGTGCATCAGCGGGCTATGCTCCTTTTTCTTCTGTCCATCCAGCTCGACCTCTACATCAGAGTAGGTTCTGGTGATCAGATGATTGTCCGTAAGCTGCATGGTGATCCCTTTAATCTCGATACCATTCACAGCCTTTTTGAAGCGTCCCGGCTGCTTCATATGTTCGAGCAGCTTTCCCTTGATCTCTGTTAGGCAGTTGCAATTCATGCTGGTGTCCTTTCAATGTGGATAACTTTTCCGATCTTTCCGTCGACCACCTCTGCGACGACGACGCGGTCGACGCTTCCCGGATCGATGCCGAGGAACGTATGTCGCGCCTCCCTCATTGGGATCTGCGGCATGGCCTTGAGGCGCTGCATGGAGTCGTACAGGGTGAGCACGTCCATCTTCGGCAGGTGTTCTTCGGCCTTCTTGATTCCGGCGAGCAGGGTGGCTTGTTCAAGGCCGCGCAGCTCCCATAGGTCGGAGGCGTCGCCGCGCCGTCCTGCGTCGTTCATCGCCCGCATTGCACCCTCGATGACGGTGAGCACGGCTGCGTCCTTGGGTGGACGCAGCACCATCGCGCCGTAGATGCAGTTGATCGCCTGTCCGATGCGGTCGTACTGTTCCTTGCTGAAATAGCCGAGCGTCGCGGCGTTGTAGGCGGCGTGCAGCACCAGGCCGAAATCGTCGAGCAGCCCGGTGACCGGGATGTTGACGTGCTTGCGACGATAGACCTTGTTGCGTCGGCTGCGCGCGGCGCGCTTCTGCTGGGCGCGGGCGTTCATGCTGCCACTCCTTCAGCAGCACCGATCTTTTCGCCCAGCGATTCGCAGGCGTTGTAGACGCTCTCGACTGTCGCGCCGTAGCGCTCGGCCTCTTCCTTCACGGCATCATCGTTCGGATATGCCGCTGCCCAGGCTGCTTTCAGACCATCCAGCTCGGTGGCCGAATCCAGCGCGGCCTTGATCAGTACCGCGACCTTATGCTCGCGGCAGTCGCAGGCATAGTGGCAGGTGCCGCAGGCTCGCGTTGGCGCTGCCGGAGGCGCGTAGTCGTGGATGGCGCGATGGCAACCGGCGCAACCCAGCGTGATCTCGCAACCCGCGCCGCCATCCGGACGCATGCAGCCGATGACTTTGCTGGAGCTCATAGCACCACCTCCGCGACCTTGGCCTTGATGTCTTCCTGCCCGGCGCGGAAGCCTTTGGCGTACTGATCACCAGGATTGAAGATCAACAGCATGCGCTGCATGTCGTCCAGCCACTCGTCGAAGGCGTTGATGCACTGGCACATTGCATCCAGATGGGTATCGAGAATGCCGCTCGCATCCATTTTCAGGCATCGCGGCCGGTCGTTTTCAGGCACACGATCTTTGAATCCTGCAGCCCATCTCCAGCGCCCGCCGCTGCTATAGTTTTCTGGTTTGATCGGGTACTGGTAGATGTATAAATCAATCTGATCACGAACGGTGCCGTATTCAATACCATCGTTTCTCACGGACTTTCTCCAGATCCTCCCGCCGTATTCGATGGCGTCAGGCCATGCGACATATTCCTTTGCTGGTGTTGCTGTTGGTGTTGCTGGCGCTTGTTCCATGGTGGTCTCCTAGTAAGCGTTGGTGGTGGGTGCTGCGTTATCGATAAACGGTGTCTCGTGCGAGCTGGATGGACTCGCGGAAGGTGTGTCCCTGCTTCTGGTAGTAGTCCTGGTCGAGCAGGAATCGCCAGGCGCGCACGATGCTTTTGCGGATGCGCTGGATGCGCAGTCTGATCAGGCCTTGCATGGCTCACCTCCGGCGACGACGAAGGCCTCTACCGCTTGGCGCGATGCGACGGTGTGGTGCAGGGCCACTTCGAAGCGCCCCTGATCGACGGCGCGCATGGCGCTGTTCAGGTGCGACTGCGCGCGGACCATGCAGGTGCGGCGACTCTTCGCGCGATCGACGGCCACGGCTCCAGATTCAACGGATGCGTCTTGGTTATGCATGCTCACTCCCTCCTTTTGGATACTCGAACACCCAGCACTTCACGGTCGCCGTCCTCTCGTCGCCGCCTTTCTTCGCGCGGCGCAGGTTCCATGCGGCATTGATGGCGCTGTTCACCGACTTCTGGCCGATGTACTTGCGCACGCGGCTGGTCTTGAGCAGCTTCTTCAGCTCTGCCAGATCCGGCACCTGCTGGCGGAAGTCGCTGGCGACTGCGACGAAGTGGTTGAGGCTGATGGCGATCTGCTGGTCATCCTTGCGGGCGTGATTCAGGCGCGGGGTGTTGTCGTTGCCGTTGAGGAACTCGTAGGTCTCCCAGAAGCTCTGCACGGCCGGATGGTCGGCGTTGATCGCTTCCTGGCGTTCTGCGGCCATGTCCTCGATGAACGAGTGGGTGAGGTCGCGCTCGGCGTTGCCAATGTGGACGACGTGCGAGAGGGCGTCCACCAGCGCGGCCAGCATGGCGTGGTTCTTGACGATGCGCAGGTTGCGCACGCCCTGCACCTTGAGCAGGCGCTTCTCGTGGAAGGGCAGGCGCTCTTCGAAGCTGGCGAGGATGGCCTTTTCTGCCATCGTGGCTTTGATCATGAATCCGGACAGCGCGTCCACGCCGATCTGGCCCAGCTCGTCCGCTGCGTGCTTCGATTCCTGCGTGTGCGATGCCAGGTCGAAGCCGATGTGGCAGATACGCTGCATGATGGCGTCTGACGCCTGCACGTTGGCGTTCTGGCTGATGACCAGCGCGCCGCGGAAGGGCGGCTCGTAGGTCTCGTTGCCGCTGTTCTTGACGCCCCGGCTGTAGACGCTGCGCCCGTTGTAGAGCGGCTTGAGTTCGTCCCAGTCGAATCCCTTCTGCTTCACGCGGTCTTCCTCGCCGCGGTCGCCCTCGATCAGCACCACCGGCATGTTCGACACCTGCGAGAAGTTGCGCGCCCGCGCCGCCATGGTGGATTTGCTCGGGTCGAAGCCCTCGTAGTCCGAGCGGCCCAGCAGCCGCCACAGGAACTCGATCAGGGTGGACTTACCCGCGCCCGGCTCGCCGACCAGCTCGATGAAGGGGAAGGACTTGTGCTTGTTGCGGATCTGCTCGGCGAACAGGCTGCCCAGCCAGAAGGCTAGCGCCACCACACCCTTGTACTGGTAGCACTTCCACATCAGGTCCAGCCACTCGCGCGAGAATTCGTTGAGGTCGGTGTTGATCGCCAGATCTACCGAGCGGTTCAGGCTCTTGATAGAGAGCTTGCCGAGGTCGAAGAAGTCCTCGTCGTTGAGCGGCACCAGCCTGCCGTTCTGGATCGCCATGTCGTTGAACACCCACGCGCCGTGATCTTTGCTGTAGCCGATGAAGTCCACGGTCTGCACCGTCTTGATGTGAAAAAGCTGGCGCTGCATGATGCGGTCGAGCTGCTGGCCGTTGCCGGTGTACACCGCGCCGGGCGCGATCGAGAGCAGGCGCTTCTTGAATTCTCCCGCGCTGGTCAGCATCGACCCGGTGAATGTGTTCTTGACCGACTCGCCGCTGTGCGGGAAATCTACGCGCACGTAGTACCAGCTCTCGTCGGTGATCAGGTTGGCCTGGTAATAGAGCGCGGTGAAGAAGCAGTTCGCGATCTCGCGCAGGGTGTGCGACTCCATCATCGCGCGTTCGCGGATGTCTTTTTCGCTCAGGTCGTCGTAGGCCTTGGCGATCTCTTCCTTGGCCTTGGCGAACTTTTCGAGGTTGATCTCGAACCAGTACATGCGGTTGTCGAAACCGAAGTAGAAGGAGTTGATCTCCTTGCCGTGATTGAACATCAGCAGCGCCTTCTCGTGCGCGCTCTTGGCCATCAGCAGCGCGCCGCGATAGAGCGAATCCTCCAGCATCTTCGGCGTCAGCTTGTCGCGCTGGTGCAGCTCGTTCCAGTCCAGCTTCAGCTTGCCCTCGTCAGGCGGCTGTGCGGCCACGGCTTCCCAGCCATCGGCGATGCTGCGCTCTACGTGCTTCTTGGTGAAGCGTTCTCCGGCCTTGCCGGTGTCCATCGCCCACACCAGGCGCGGGCGCTTGCGGCCGAGCGCGGCGCACTGCTCGGCCAGCGCCTTGAGCGCCTTGTCCGGATAGTTGTTGCAGGAGAGCGGCGTCGCGCTGGCGATGTCGTGGTGCAGCAGGGCGGCGCTGTCGAAGATGCCCTCGACGATCCAGATGTCCTTCACCGACTCGGCGGTGAGGTCGAGGCCGGGTGCTGTCCACCAGTGGCCCTTGTAGTCACCCTTGAATGTTGCCTTGCGCTTGCCGAATCGCTCCGGCTTGTCGATGATGCGCTCCCAGTAGCCGATGCCTGGCAGGGGGAAGCGCACCGTCGCCGAGCCTTGTTTCAGCATCGGGTCGAAGTAGCTCTCCTGCTCGTACCAGCCCTTGACCTTGGCCAGCTCGAAGCCGCGACCGTCGCGCATGTAGGCGTCGGCGGCGGCGTTCGGGTCCTGCGGCGTCACCGGATGGCGCTCGCTCCAGTTGGTGAACAGATCCGGATACAGCTCCTTGACGTGATATTCCACGCCGCACTTATTCAGGCGTCCGCAGCGCAGCACCCAAGGCGCTTCCGCATTGGTGTACAGTTCCTTCTTTCCGCACGAAGGGCAGCGCCCGCCGCGCAGGTAGCCGCCATGCAGCTTGAACTCGTAGTCCCTGTCGAGCTGGCGCGTGATGTCGGAATGTAGTCTCGGGTTCATCGTCATGTTCAGTAAATTTCGGGTGTAAAAATCCCGCACGCCATTTCTCAGGGCATGTGCTATCGGGTGCGAGTCGGGTTGTTACGAGTTCAGGATCAACCTGTCAGAGGGGGGGGCATTGCCGTCGTGCCGATCTTGTCTGAAAGCGGGATGAAGACCTTCGGATTCGGCATCCTCGACGCCACGATGGTGCGGATCGCGGAGAGCAGCGATGCCCAGGTGTGGCCGCATTCCGGGTTGGTGCACTGGAAGTAGATCTCGCGCGATATTTCGGAGATGGCCTTGCTGGTGCGAATCTCCGCCTTGCTCTCGCAGTGTGGGCAGATCACCCGCATCCTGGTCGCGTGATAAACCTTCTTTTTCTCAGACATTGCCAATCCCTCCCTTGAACTACAGTGATTTCCCGGCGAAAGGCATGGTTATCCTGTAGCCCGGCAGACAAAAAAAGAGAGCGCCTAGCACTTCGCCCCCATCATGGTCTCCACCATGTTCTGCGCATTGCGCAGCACCTCTTGAGCCTCGGCGATCTGGTGCTGCGCGTTTTCCAGCTCGCCGGGGTCTTCGCCATCCAGCAGCGCGGCAACTGCCTGCTGCGCCTCGGACGATTCGATCATCATTGCGCGCAACATGCCGATGGGGGAGTCGTGCGACTCGCTCGCCACCATCCGGCAGGCCATGCCATGGCCGCGCAGCATGTCGTCCAGTAAGTGCATGCGCAGATCGGAGGGCAGGGCGGCGAGGATGGAAGGCACGAAGTTCGCGCACAGCAGGTTGTTGTCTTTGGTCACATCGTCCAGCCAGCGGAAGATGCGGTCGGCGTTGACCTTCATGCGGCTGTAGGTGTCCCGCGTTTGCGGGTCGAATACGATGCCGCTGACCTGCTGCAAGCCCTCGCGTTCGTGCGCCTCAACGATCATCTGCGCCGCAGTCTCGCGGCTCCAGTCGTTCTGCTTACGCCACACCTCGACGGCGTCGCGGATGGTCGCGATCCAGGTGTGCGAATTGCGTTGCAAGAGTTGGCGTTTGGACATGGCTTATGCTGGTTTCACAGTAGGTTGCGCTTTGAGCAAAGGCAGGCCGAGCAGGTAGGCTTCGCGGGCCATGGCGGACTTGGACTGATGGCGCTCTTTTGCGACAGTAGAGGCCTCTTCCGCTTCTTCAGGGAGCAGGCGCAGCGCAATCGGCTTACCCTTCGACACTCCCTTTGGATTCCACGTTGTCGGGTTTTTCATAATCTGCTATACGGTAGTTTGCTAAGTGTTACACCCACAATAGGGAAATTATTTGCGTATGTCAAGCCGAGAGAGCGAAAAAAATTGCGCATCAGGCAAAAGATTGAAGGAGGAGCGGGAAAGAATTGGCCTTTCCCAGGAGGAGTTCGGCCTAAAACTTGACACCACAAAGCGGACGGTTGTGAACTGGGAGGCCGGAAAATCCGCCCCTAACGTGTTTGATTTGATCCTGATGGGATTCAGCTTGGGGATTGATACGAACTACGTCGTCCGGGGAGAGAGGACGCCGCTAGGTGTTGCAGATGGCGGTACAGCATACTCGCCAGCCGAGCAAGCTTCCGCAGCAATCCGCACCATGAAACTTGCCGAGAAAGACGCGGAGATGATCACCGCGATCGCTCGTAGATTATCTGACTTGAATAAAAACGGGAGCTAAAAATGTGGAAATTTATTGGGATTATTCTGGTGGCATTTTCCGCCCCAGCATTGGCCGCAGACAAAGGGCTTGAATTAGCCAAGGAGAGTTACGAGTTTTTGCAGGACTATGAGGGAAGATTGAATATTGCAATCAGGAGCGGAGATCCTATTAAGTACAACAAATATATATTCACTCCAACACTTGAACAGTTCAGAAGGTGGCCGAAGTTAGGCGATGAAAGGTACGACAAATATTTCATGTGCAGAATGGCGTTAGATGCGTTTCGCATTTGGTCGGATGAGCAATTCCACGCCGGTGGGGCGCTACCAAAATCAGCCTCATCAGCGCTCGATTACGTTGATAAGAAACAGCAGTGCAGATCAGCATTGGGTAAAAAGTTGACGCAATAGATGGCTGAAAAAACGGTTGGCGGTTGATTAACTTCTGAAAGGGGAAAAGCATGTATCGAGTAACCGGACTATTCTTGCTGTTCATCGTTTCAGGCGCTGCGCTTGCGGAGCAACTCGCTGGAAAAATTGTCGGCGTCACTGATGGCGACACGGTCGTATTGCTGACCGAGCAGAAAGAGCAGGTGAAAGTCAGGCTGGGGGCAATTGATGCCCCAGAAAAATCTCAGGCTTTTGGAACCGCATCAAAACAAGAGCTTTCCGACCTGTGCTTCGGCAAGCCAGCCGCAGTTGAAGTTCAGGGCAAGGATAGGTATGGCCGCACGATTGGCGACCTGACGTGCGACGGACTTAATGCCGGAGAGGAGCAGATCGCCGCTGGAATGGCATGGGTCTACCGGCAATATAGCAAGGACGAGCACTTGATCGAGCTGGAGGGAAAAGCGAAGGCAAACTCAAGAGGCCTGTGGAGCGATGCCTCGCCCGTCCCGCCATGGGAATTCCGGCGCGGCGCCAAGTCTTCGGCGAGCAGCGAAGGAAATAGCGCTCATGCCGACAAAAGCAGTTCATCAGGATTTTCGTGCGGCGGTAAATCAACGTGCGGCCAGATGAACAGTTGTGAGGAGGCTCAGTTTTATCTGAAAAAATGCGGGCGATCACGCCTCGATAGAGACCACGATGGCATTCCATGCGAATCGATTTGCGGTAACTGACCGCCCAAAAAAACAACAGCCCGGCATCGTATTGATGGCCGGGCTTTTTTACGAGTTATCCACAGGATTATCCAGAGCGATTGTGGATTGCGTCAGCTCGGTATCTCCGTCGCCTTGATCTCCAGCGCGAGCGCGGTGGTGAGGCCGCTGTCGTTGAGGTTGTGGGTGACCTTGACGATCATCCAGTCGGTGCTATCGATGGCGGGCTTAAAGCCTTGCACGGTTGCGGGCTGCTCGGGGATCAGGTCCGGGCGGCCATGGGCGAGGGTGATGCTGAATTCGGCCATGCCGCGCTGTAGCCTGCGCCATTCGGTGCGTGCGGCGCGCCGGGCGGCTTCCATGCTGGCGTAGCCGTGGCGCAGGGTCTTGATGTTGTCCGCGCCGCTCTCGATCGCCACCACCGGCGCGCCGGTCTTGGCGGCATCCTTCTCGGCCAGCGTTGCGGCGGACTGGCGCTTGCGCAGCTCGTCCGCCTCGCCGTAGGTCGCATTTCCGCTCACGTTGAGGTTGCGGTCGTTGTAGGCCGCCTTCACACCGATGAATCCGGCGCGCTGCTTCTTGCTCATGACTTGCCAGGTCTTGCGCGCCAGCGTCAGTGCGGCTGAGCGGTTCTTGCTCACCTTGGCGACGTCCTTGTAGTTGCCGCTCTGGGCCTCGGCGACCTTGGCGGTGCGGTTGTTCTCGGCGTCGTCCTCGGCCTTTCCCCAGATCACCTCGCCCTTGACCCCGGCGTTCTTGTCGTCATAGGTGGCCTTGACGTGGGTGTAGGTGTCGCGGTCGGCGATGATGAATTGATGCGAATCGCCGGACTGCCGGGTGAGGGTAACGGCGGGCAGCCGCTTGCCGCTGGCGCTGACGCCGCCGCCCGCCGGGACGAACATCAGCAGCCCGTTCTTGACTGCGGCGATGGCGTCGAACTGGTCGGCCAGCCGGGCGAGCAGGTTGACGGCGGATTCGTTGGTCTGGTCGATGTGCTCGATGATCTGCCCGGCCAGCACGCCGGCAACGGATGGCACGAGGCCATTCTCGCCCGCGATGGTCTGGATGATGTCGCCCAGGCTGATGTTGTGCCAGGAGCGCTCGCGCTGGGTGGTGAGGCCGCTGCGCAGATCCGCGCTGCGGGCGCGGATGGTCATCGTGTCCGGCGCGCCGCTGTGGCTGACTTCGTCCACGGTGTAGCTGCCCTTGTCCACCAGGCCGCTATCCTGCCAGCCGATCTGCACGCGCACTTCCGCGCCGCGCGGCGGCAGATCGAGCTTGCCGTCGCTGTCGTTCAGCACCAGGTCGAGCTGGTCGGCGTCGAAGCCGCGGTTGTCGGCGAGCGTGAGGCTGATCAGCCTGCCGCGCACCGTGCCGGTGACATCCTTGCCGTCCACCTCGACGCGGAATACCGGGCGCTTGTAGGACTCGCCGAAGTTCATAGCAGGGACATCAGTTCGCTGGTGACGATGCCGACGATGTCCGGCACGTCGTCATCCACGCGGGTGAGCTTGACGCTGAAGTCGATCTTGCGCGCCGCGCCGTCGGCGAAGAATACGCTGCCGGTCTCGGACAGATCCTCGATCACATACAGGCCGTAGAAGAAGCCCGTCCCCTCGATCAGCGGCCATGCTTTGCCGGTCTCGGCCATGTAGCGCAGCATGGAGAGCGTGACCTTGCCGCCGGTGATCTCCGGATACAGCGTGCCGCTCAGGGTGATGGCGTCGTCTCCCGGGCCGACGTACTGCCGAGCCGGGCGCAGGCCGACCCGAGAGCTGGAAGGATGGCGCCAGCTGGTTTGCCGCTGCAGCTGCTGATAGGGCGCGGTATCCAGCCCGAATACAAACAGGCCCAGCGCCATCATGACGGATTGCTGAATCATGCCCTACTCCTTATCCCTGAGACTGCTGCGGTCGTTGGCGGCCTGCTGACGGCTGATCTTGTCGAATTCGCGCGCGACTAGCTGGGCGAGCTGTTGCTCGTTCATGCCTGGCGCGGCATGGATAGTGAAGTAGTTCGTCGTTGTCGGCGCTGCCGACGCTGCGGCCGGGCTTTGACTGATCGGCGGGCGAGTATCCCACTTGATCGGCTGTTCCCCGGCAAACGCACCGCCGCCGATAGCCATCCCCGCCCCGATGGCCGCGAGTTGCTTGGCGGTGGCGCGCACGGCGTCCAGCGGGCCGCGCTGGCCGTCCTGCAGGCCGTTGGAAAGCCCCTGCATGGTGAAGCCGCCCAGCTCGGCGAACACACGCGACGGGGAATGGATGCCGAGCTTTTCCTTGAACCATCCGACCATGGCCGTACCCGCGCTGGATAGCGCATTCTTGACGTAACCGACAGCGCTCAAGATGCCGTTGCCGAGGCCGCGCATGATGTCCGTGCCGAGCTCGAAGAACTTGGTCGGGATACTCAGGCAGGCGGCAATGATGTTGCCGACAGCCAGGCCGACCGCTTCACCCATATTCCGTGCGCCATTGCCCGTGCTCTCGATGGGCGCGATCAGCTTGAACAGCCAGCCGAAGAGCGTGGAGACGCCGTCGATCAGGAACCCGAACGCCGGGCTCAGGACGGTTGCGAACCCCTTGATCGCGCCCAGCATGGCCTGCAATGCAGGACCGGCTGCAATGGATATTCCAGACCATAGCCCGGAAAAAAATTCCTTGATCGGCCCCCAGTATTTGTAAATCAGCAGCGCGCCCAGCGCGATGGCCGCAATGCCTATGCCTAGCGGATTCATCAGCAGCGCGCGACCGAAGACCATGACGGCATTCCTTGCCATGAAAAATGCATTTTTGGTCGTGGTGATTGGGCTCATCAAGCTTCGCAATAGTGAAGACCCGAACGAGAATGCGTGGCTTCCGGCCAGCACCAGCGCGCCGCGCAGCATCTTCACGGATGCAATCAGGCCGCCCCACATCGAACCGCTTATCGAGAGTGCGAGTTGCTTGATTCCGTGCAGCGCGCCTTTTGCGGTTCCGATTGGAGAGAGTAGGCCGCCACCCAGTGATCTCGCCAGGGCGAGCGCACCATCCTTGGCGAACATGAAGGCGCTGCCAGCGGCTTTTGTTACGGCAAACTGGCTGCCCATTTTTATTCCCAGCGTGGCGATGCTGAGCTTCAGCAAGGCAATCGGCCCCAGCACCGCGGCAGCGGCCAGCGTGAGCGCGCCCAGACCGGTGACGATGGCGGCGATGATCGCCGCGCCCTTGACCAGGTTGGCGGTCAGCTCCGGGTGCTCCTTGGTCCAGGCGCGCACGCTGCCCAGCACGTCGGCGATGCTCTGCATGATGTCCACCAGCGCGGGCTTGAGCGATTCGCCCAGCGCGGACGACAGGTTGAATACCTTGCTTTTCAGCATTTCGTAGCGCGCGGACAGCGCCTGGTTGCGCGCCTCGGCTTCGCGTTGCATCGAACCCTTGGCCTGGGCGGCATTGGTCAGCTCGAGCTGCGTGCGGTACTTCTCCAGATTTCCGGCCAGCTTGGCGGCATCGTCGCCGAACTCCTTGCCGAACAGCCGCGTGGTGGCTTCGAGTTGCTTTTCCTGCGGCAGCTTCTTGATCGCATCCATCACCTTGAGGATGGTGCCGGTGGCGTCCTTGCTCATTCCCTGCTGCACTTCCTTGCCGTCGCCGCTTCTGTTCATGCCGATCATGTCCAGGCCTTCCTGAAAGCGCTTCGGCTGCATGGTGGCGATAGACAGGTTGGTCATGATGGCGTTCGAGGCAGAGGCGGCCACCTCGGAATTCGCGCCCAGGCTGAGGAAGGTGCCGGCCAGTGCGGCGGCTTCCTTGTACTTCATGCCCACGGTGTCGGCGGTACCGGCGATGCGCTTCATCACGTCGATGATGTCGCCGCCCTTTGCCAGCGTGGCGTCGTCCAGGTAGTTGATGACGTCGCCCAGATCTCCGATGCTCTTGATCGGCACCTTGTACAGCTCGGCGATCTTGGCGACATCCTCGCCGACCTGGTCAACCGGAAGGTCGAAGGCGCTCGCCATGACGGCGGTGGTCTCGGCGTAGGCGAGCAGGTTCTCCTTGCCCTTGATGCCCATGCGCGCACCGGCCTCGACGATGGCCGCGATCTCGGTAGTGGCGAGCGGGATGCGCTCGGACATGGCCTTGATGGATTCGCCAATGTCGTAGTAGGTCTGGGTGAGCCTGCCGTTGGCGTCGCGCGCGCCATCCACCTGACGCGCCACGCCCAGCATCGCATCCTCGAAGCTGGCGTAGTCCTTGACGGCCTTGATGATGGGCATGCTCATGGCAGCGCCCGTCGCCACCGCTGCCGCACCGCCGCCGGCCAGCTTGTTGCGCAGGTTGATGGTCTTGTCGTAATTGGCACGCGCGGCATGCAGCGCCTGCTGGCGCTTGCCAAGATCGTCCATGGCCTTGCGCTGCTTGTCCACTTCGAGCGTGGCTTCGGCCATGCGGCCCTTCAACTCGCGCTGGTATCCGGCCAGCTTGTGAGTATCCGCGCCGGAGGCGGTGAGCTCACGGCGCAGGTTCTCCTGCTTCTCGGTCAGGCGGGTGATATTGCCCTTGAGATTTTTGGCCTCGTCAGTGGCTTCCTTGAAGGCCTTCTGCATCTCCCGCGTCGGGAATTCTGCGGCCTCCATCGCCTGCTTGATGGTGCGCACGCGCTCTTCGGCCTTGGCGAGTTCCTGTCGGTGGATGGCGATGCCGCGCGCGGCGTTGCGGAAGCCGTCCACGCGCTTCTGTTCGTCGTTGAGTGCCTTGAGCTGGTCCTTGGCTGCCCTGAGCGCCTTGGCGGTCTCGCTGCTGCCGCCCTGGATCGCCTTGAGCGGCTTGGTGATCTTGTCGATCGCGGACAACAGAACTTTGAGTTCGAGCTTGTTCATTCATCGCCTCCACTGCGTTTGCGCGCCCGCTCGCGCCAGTCCATCAGCTCGGGCAGGTGCATCGGGTACATCGCTTCCGGCGTCCAGCCGAAGATCACGGCGATGTCCGCCATAGCATCTTCTACTCTGGCCGGGATACCGCCGGCATCGCGTCCTTCGGTAACAAAAAAACGGCCACCATCGTGCCGAATTGCAGCAGGTCTGCCGGATCGAGCTGGGCGACTTCGTGTTCGGTGAGCGGCGGCACGGTGATGCGCGGCAGCACCTTGTGCAGGGCGGTCACGTCCATTTGCACCAGGTCGGTGAGGTTGACGCCGCGCAGCTCGCCGGATGTCGGTTTGCGCAGCTCTACGGTATCGATGGTGGATTCGCCGCGGTTGATGGGCTGTTCGAGGGTGATGGTTTTCATTTTCAGTTTCAGTCTCCAGAATGATTAAAGGCGCCCGGTGTGCGGCGGGCGCCTTGGCTTTCTACCTCCCGGTTACGCCGCTTCGCCGGGCTGTTGCTCGGGGTGTATCCGGGTTATGCCAGGCCGATGGCCTTGCGCTGGTCGGCGAGGATGTCCTTGCCGTCGATGATCTCGATCATGTTCAGCAGGTCGATCTCGATCAGCACCTTGTTGTCCACGCTGAGCTTGTAGTAGGTCAGGCCGGCCTTGACGTTGAGCGAGCCTTTATCGCCCGCCTTGGCGTCGCCCATGTCGATTTCCTGATAGCGGCCACGCATGACGACTTCGACGGCTTGCACCGCAGCAGTGTCGTCGCGCTGGTAGGCTCCGGCAAAGCGCAGCAGTACGCCGTCCGCCTTGGTGGTGCCGTACTGCTGGAACACTTGCGACATGAAGCCGGCGCAGGAGAATTCTGCCTCCAGCTTTTCCTGTCCGAGGTCGATGCCGACCGGACCGTTCATGCCGCCTGCGCGCAGGTCTTCCAGCTTGCGGGCCAGCTTGGGCAGTTTGACGCTCTCCGCGACACCCATGTAGCTGTTGCCTTCGTTGAAGAGGTTGAAGTTTTTGAGGACGCTTGCCAGTGCCATGATGTTTCCTTTCGTCAGTTATGGGTGCGGCACGCCGCACCCGTTCATTGGTTAAGCGCTGATGGCGGACGCGAAGTCGACCAGGTAGCGGTCGGTGATGCGCTGGCGGAACATCAGGTTTTCCAGCGGCGGCACCGGCGTGTAGTCGTAGTCGATGTACAGCTTGCCGTCCTTGAGCGTCACCGCGCTGTTGGCGTCCGGGTCATACCAGGCGCTGCCGTCGATGATGTAGCCCAGCGACTTCAGCTCGCGGAACTTGGCGTTGATGCCCTCGATGATGTCGCGTGCCAGCGAGGGGTTCAGCGGCTTGTCCACAGCCCAGAAGTGCGCCTCGGCCATGGTGTCCATCAGAACTTGTGCGGTGCGGGTGTAGTTCTCGAAGGCGAACAGCGGATCCGCAGAACAGGTGCGGGATCCCCAGAAGCGGAAGCCGTTGTGGCGGATCAGCGTGGTGACTTCGTTGCTGTTCAGGTAGCCGGCGTCGGTGGCAGGGTCTTGCAGGTCAAAGAAGATGTCCTTGTTCAGGCCAGTGACGCCGTTGACCGGGATGTTGGACAGGGTCTTGTGCCAGCCGATCTCTTCGTCAAGCTTGGCGCGCAGGCCCACAGCGCGAGCCGTGGCGTAGGCGGTTGCCGATGCGTTTGCGACCACGTCCCAGGTGAGGAAGTCCGGCCAGATGACCATGACTTCGCGCTGGCCGAAGTTGTCGCGATAGAGCGAGGCCGCTTCCTTGGTGTCAGCGCCCCAGGCGGAGACGTAGGCGAAGGCGCGCAGCTTCTGGGCGATTCCAGCCAGCTCGGTGGCAACGGCCAGCGTGTCGAGGCCTGGGCAGGCAAGGATGCGCGGCTTGACGCCGAGCTGCACCTGCGCTGCCAGCAAAGCCTTCATGCCGGTGTATTGTCCGCCTGCCGTGACTGTGCCGATCACTGCGCTGTTGGTGGCAGCCTCGTCCACGCCGGGTGCGACGCGCACCACGACGACCAGTGCATTGGTCTGGTCCGCAATGGCGTCCAGCGCCTTTGCCAGCGTGCCCTGGGTACCGGCCTTGGCGATGCCTGCCAGCACAGAGGTCAGCAGGACTGGTGTATCGAGCGGGAATGCGACCGCATCTGCGTCTGGCGCGGTACAAACCAGGCCGATGATGGCGGTGGAAATGGTGCGGATTGGGCGTGCGCCGGTGTTGATTTCAACGACCCGGACGCCGTGGTGGTAATCGACTGGCATCTGTATCTCCTAGAGAGTGGTTTCAGCAGCGCCTAGCATGCCTCGCGCTGATTGATATGGCTGGCGGTGCGTGTTGTGTTCGGCGATTCCACAACCTGCGCACGGCCCTGCCCTCTGGTGAAAACGAATTTCTCCAGCAGGCTTTTCTGCAGGCCGCGAGTTTCGGCGTGCTGTGCATGGCCGAGCCACGAGATGAGAGACTGGCGAATCCTGCCAAGCGTCACCCGACCTTCGGCATAACCCTTCTGCAGCTTCTTCATCGTCCTGGTGATGCGCTGGATAGAGCTTTTGCGCAGCTTGCGGTGGGTCGTCCAGATCCGGTAGCCGAGGAAGTCCATCGCGCGCCCTCTGAACCCGCACACCGGGAAGATCTGCGTCTTGGCATTGGTCTTGAGCCGCAGTCGATCCATCAGGAATTGCTCGACCCGCTCGCGCACTCTGCCCAGATGCGCCTTGTCGTGGTGGACGATGCAGAAGTCGTCCATGTAGCGCATGTAATAACGCTCGCGCAGGCCGTGCTTCACGAATTCGTCCAGTTCGTGCAGGTAGATGTTCGCGAGCAGTTGGCTGGTGAGGTTCCCGATTGGGATGCCGACTTCCTTGCCGGTGGAGTCGATGATGTTGTCGATCAGCTCCAGCGTCTTTTTGCAGGCGATTCGGCGGCGCACCAGCGACTTCATGGCGGCATGGTCGATGCTGTGGAAGAACTTGGATATGTCAGCCTTGAGCACGTAGACCTTACCGTGATCGCGCTTCACGCGGCGCAGCATGGACTGGGCGCGGTCGGCACCCTTGTGCGTTCCGCGTCCGACCCGGCAGGCGTAGCTGTCAGAGATGAAGCGCCGCTCCCATATCCACTCGATCGCGCCCACCAGCGCATGCTGCACGACGCGGTCACGGAATGGCAGCGCGGCCACGATGCGCTCTTTCGGCTCCTGCACGATGAACTGCCGATATTTGCCGGTCTTATAGACTCCCCATATCAGCTCGTTCTGCAGCTGGATCAGGTTGCCTTCCAGGTCGAGCTCGAAGCGCTGCACCTCGGCGCGCGTGCGCTTGCCGCGACGGGCGCGCAGATAGGCCGCATGCAGATTCTCGAAACTGTAAATCTCGGGGAAAAGGTTGTTGTAAGTTTTTGCCATAGCACCCAGAGGGCGGCGGCTGCGAACGGTCGCCGGATGGCTACTGGAACGGGCCGCCTGTTTAATGTTTCGGCTTCAGGTTTCCCGTGGCCGAGGATTGCGCGTCCTTTTGAGGGTGTGCTGTCGTCAAGCCCGTGAGCCTGACGCTTCTGACTTTCCCCAAGAGCGGGGCGAGACCCGATGTTCGTGTTGGCGTTCGAGCGCGCGTTGTTCAAGTTCAGCGCGAACACCCCGTCGAGCGCGGCGTTGTTCCAGTTGCCGCCCCGGATCGGGAGCCTGTCAACGCACAACCCTTACTGCTCTCCCGCTGAAATCGATTTGACCCAGCCGCCTAACATGCGGCCGATCTCGTCGTTCAGCTTGGACCAGTTCTCGTACTTTTTGAAATCCAGATGGCCGAGATTCTTTGCCATGCGCACTTGCGAGCGCAGCAAGTCGATCTCGGCATCCAGCTCCTGCAGCGTGGTCTTCTTGTAGTAGCGCTTGTTGCACACCACGATCAGCCTGAGTATCTGCCACATCGTGGTGCGGATCTCCGCACCCAGCACATGGCGCTCCATCTTGGGAAATTGACGGATTGCCACATTCCCATACTCGATCATCGCCTCGCACTTCTGCCGAATCAGCAGGTCGCCAACTCTCGGATCTTCCTCATTCCGCATTGTTGCGCGAGACATTCAATACTCCTAAAAACAATCGGATGGGCTATCGCCCACCCGACCAGATTACACGCTACAGATTTCAGAGTACAAAAGCGGGGCGAGACCCGAGGCTCGTGTTGGCGTCCGAGCGCGCGTAGTTCAAGGTCAGCGCGAACACCCCGCCGAGCGCGGCGTTGCCCCAGCTGCCGCCCCGGAACGGGAGCATTTCGCCCGTGAGAGTGTGCCAAATACCGTCGCCGCCCAGGGTGCCAGCGCCGGACACAGGGAATACACTCTGCGCCTTGAGCACTTGCAGTGCGGTTGCGCCGACCGGTGTGCCGTGGTTGTTCACCATCGTCTCGATGGATGCGCCGGATGCAACGCCCAGCGTGTATGCGGCTGCGCTGGTCGCGCCCAGCTTGACCGAGTTGACGGTGGTGGCGGCATAGTTTCCGCCGGCCAGCGTGCCGGTGAAGGTTGGAGCGATCAGCGCGCCGGTCGCGCCATCGATGGCCTTCCAGTCTGCCGAGGTTGCGCCGTGATCGGCAGCGTTCAGGGCTGCGTCGTTGTTGGCGATGATCTGGATCTCGGCCAGTCCGGCACCGGCTGGCACCAGGCGCAGGCCAGGCGTCCATTCCCAGATGTTTCCGTTCAGGTCGGCAATGCCGTTCGGCGTGTTGTCATGCCGCCACGATGCCGGGCCGGATCCGGTGAGTGTGCGCGCAGTGCCGGAGGCATTGCCTGCGGCCAGCCCGTCCTGACGACGACCGGTCTCGTGCGTTTGTGCGTTGTCTCGGCCATAGTAGGTATTGCCGCGCGGCATGAAGCCGTTCTTCTTGCACCACAGCGCGAGTGCGGCCCATTCGGCGTTGGTGATGCAGTGGAAGCCAGCACCGCAGGCACGGGCATAGCCCACGAACTGGTCGAAGTTGGCGGACGCAGTCGGGTCAACTCCTGGCAGGCTCAGCAGCTCGCCGTTCTTGACGACGCCCTGATAGGTGCCGATGAAGATCTCGGATTTCGCCACGCCGTTCACGATGAAGGCAGGATGGACGCCAGCGCCGACACCTGCGTCCACGTCTTCCAGGTTGAATTGCGGGATGACGTTCATGTACGTCGGCTGTCCAAGCGCTGTATATAGCACGGTCTGACGGCCGCCGGAAGCGGCCTCAACGCTGGCGCGCAGGGAGTCTTTGATGAAGATGGTAGGCATGTTGGTGTTCTCCTGTTGGTTTTGTGATGTTTAAGCGACGGGCCAGAGTTCGACCGAGATCGCGTTCGGGTCGAGTGGCACCTCGGTGCGGACGATGGTCGGCTCGCCGGTTTGCGGATCCGGATCGCCTTCGACTCCCTGGTATTGCTTGGCCGGGATACGAATGATCGCCAGGCAAGCTCCGCCGCTCTTCGGGTTGATCCTGACTGCGCCGGCCTTGTCTTTCACGACGTTGAGCAGCACCTGGCTGTCGGCCTGCAGTGCAGCGCAGTCGATGGCTGTGCCAGCGATCGAGATAGTGGCGCCGGACACGCCGAAGTCGGCGACCGGCTGTCCTGGGGATTGAATGGTGATATGTGCCATGTTCAGCTCCTTAGTAGGCTAGGTTGGTTGGGTAATTCACGTTTGCCAGGGTGACTGCAAAGCGGCTGCGCCAGTCATTGGTCGGCTGAGCATCTACGCTGTTCAGTCTCGACAGCTTCCAGCGCACCACGACATCGTCCGCCGCCGAGAACAGCGTGACGATGAAGTTGTTGGTGTTGCGCGTGGTCACCTTCAGGCTGCGCTCGTCGCACGGGCTGCCGACAGCGCTCAGCACCTCGAACTCGACGGTGTAGTTGGTATCGGGCAGAACATTGACCAGCGGTACGGTGTAGGTCACCGGCGTGCCGACCGAGTTCGGGTAGTCCAATTCGGTCGCGCACAGTCTCGACGACAGGGTGCATGCGGCCAGATCGGCTCCCGCATCGTTTGCCGGGATGGTGATGCTCAGCAGCGTCACTGTGCTGGTTGGCGGCGTCGGGCTTGCGATGGTGGTGATCTTGAGCTTGGGCACGCCAGCGACAAGTTGCAGGTAGGCATAGACCGTTGCGCTGGCCGCTTCGCCGACCGGCACACTCATATCGGAGTCGTGTGCTGGAACGAAGAACTTTCGCCCTTCTAGGTAGCAGACGCCGGCTGCAATCGAGAGCAGGCGGTTCGCGCCTTTTTTGCTCACCACGCCACCGGACACCATGCCGTAGTTGTACATGGTGAACTCGCCCTGCTGCTGGTTGATCTTGTGCAGCGCATGAACTCCGGAATTAGCAAGGGCAGCCTGCTCCATCGAGAACTTGATCGCGCCGCTGACCATGTTGTGCATGTCCGGATCGAGCCCTTCGAGATTCGCCTCGGCAGCAACGAGGCGCTCCTTCAGGTGCTGCGTGCGGTTTGCCAGCTGCTTTGCCTGGACGTTTGCCGTCCCATTTTCTCCGCCGAGAATCGCATCAGTTGTTTCGATGCGATAGATGCCATTTTCCCAGGCGGTGCCTTCGGTTAGATTTGCCATGATTCCTCCTTAAAAAATAATCGTCCAGGTGCCGGACAGTGACAGGTCTGCGTCCTTCTGAATGGCGGCGCGCGCCTTTCTGGCGAACAGGGTGTTGTCGGCGCAGCGCAGGCCGAACTCGGTAATCGCCAGACCGTTTGCCTCGTTCGTCGATAGCGTCCAGGCAAAAGCAGCCTTTCCGACATCCGGATAGCTCACGCTGGTGACGGGCTTGAAGAATGCGCCGGTCAGTCCGGTATTGTTCGGGCTGGCGGCGGCAGTCCCGATGCCGAAGCCGATGTGGGTAATGTGCCGATTCGCGACGTCACCTGCGATCAGGTGAGCAAGCTGGGTGCGTGCCAGGCTGACGATCAGGTTGGGTTCGTCGATGGTTTCGACCAGCTTCCCGCCTCGGAATAATTCAAGATGAAAGTCTCCGCGCAGGGGGATGTTGTCGTTCAGATTCATGCTGCCTCCAGTGAAAATTGGATCCCGCTATTTGCAGATAGCACGCCGTTGTAGCGGTACTGCCCGTTGTATTTAAGCCTGCGCACCGCCGCGATCGGCATCACGGCGTCTTCTGCGCACGGTGCCGATGCGCCGTAATCGATCAGGCCGTCTGCCTGCGACGAACCGTCATACATCGCGAATCGGCGCACGTAGTCTTCCTGGGCAAGGCTCGCCGAGAAGTCGAGCGCTGTCTCTTCATCACCGGCGCGCCAGTGGCTGTCGTTGACGGCATAGCCACCCGCATACAGGTAGGTGCCATTGGCGGAAAGATGGCCGCCATAGGTCAGCGGTATGCCTTGGTCGTACTGCAGGCTGCCGTCGTAGCGGCGACGCCATGGCGTGATGTCGCTCAATCCGTCCAGGTGCAGCTCAATGCCGACCAGCTCTGTGGGTGGTGCGCTGTCGCTGATGTTGGCGGTGAATGTCACGTTGCCCAGATGACGGCTGACTGGCGCGTACTCCGCGCAGGTGGCGCGGATGCGGTCAACTACCGCAGCGGATAGGCCGGAGGTTTCGCCCAGGTCTGCCTCGATTGCGTATTCCGCCCATGATGCCGAGCTGTAGGTCAGCGATCCGTCCGCAAAATGGGTGCCGTCGTAGGTTCTCGGCACGCCGCCCTCGATCAGCCGCGATTGATCGCCGAATCCGATCGAGGCCAGCGCGCGCTTAATCGAGTGCACCGTGCCTTTTTGACGATGCAGCTCGAACGAGCGGGTCAGAAGATCCCGCTGGCCTTGTACCGTGTCTGCATTCGTCCATCCCTCTCCGTCGGTTACATGCAGCGCCCATGCCAACCATGGCAGCGCGGCTTCCGGGCAGGTCTGCGGGTTCCATAGGCTGTCGAGCGTGACCGCAAGGTCGCGAGATATCGCGGCCTCAGTGGCGCGCATCAGCGGCGTCGAATTTGGCGGGAGCAGGGTCATTGCCCGGTGCCTCCGAGTGTGATAGCAATGCCGGTGCAGTTGGCTACCTGGTCAGACGCAACAGTAAGGTGTGCCGACGGGCTGCTCAGCTCTACGCGCATCACGCCTGGCTGGTGCAGGGCGGCGAGCAGGCCTGATTGGGCAATGTCGCGACCGAGATAGAACTGTTCGTCAACGTATCGCTGGCAGGCCTGCTGTGCGGCAGCGAGGATGGTTCCGGTGTCCGGGCCTGGCAGGCAGATCAGGCTGGCCTGCACGGCATAGTTGATCACGGCTGGCGCTACAGCCTCTACGGTGTCGCATAGGGGGCGCACGGTGTCTGCTGATGCCGCTGCCAGCACAGTTGACAGCAGTGCAGCGTCCGGCACGCCGTCTTGAGCCAGCACGACTAGGCGAACTACGCCAGGCGCCGGGCTCAGCACGGTGACGTCGCGCACCGCAGGCGATGCCGAGAGTGAATGGAAGCGGTAGGCCTGTATCGGGCCGGCAACAGAGAATCCTTCCAGAGACAGCTGCGCACGGGCGCGCAGTGCGGCGTCACTCTCGGCATCAAGGCGCGCGATTCCATATAGTGCAACCAGGTGATCGAGGTCTGTCCCAATGGCATAAGCCAGCATCACGGACTTGGCGGCGTCGTTGATGCGAGCGCGGAGCGTCAGCTCGCGATAGGCGGCTACTTCGCACAGCTTTGTCAGCGGCTCGGATTCAAGATCCAGCACGGCTGCGGAATCTGGATGGCGCAAGATCAGATCGGACTTGATGGCGGCCAAGATGGCCTCGTAGTCCAGCGTCTCGATGGAATCTGGTGCTGGCAGTTGGGAGAGGTCGACAGAGCTCATTTACGCCACCCTTACCTTGAGGCTCAGCTTGCTGCCGGATCGCTGGCCTCCGCGGCGAACGCCATCGATGTCCAAAATGCCGTTTCCGGCCTGGTCGATGAAGAATTGAGCCTTGCTGATCAGCAAGCGAGGCTCCCAGCGGTGCACGGCCATGACGGTAGCAGCCATCAGTCGCAGCTGCGTGGCGCGATGGGTGGGCTGATCAATCAGCTCAGGGACGATAGAGCCATAGTCTCGGCGCATGCAGCGTGTGCCGATGCGCGTGGTCAGGATGTCGTGCACAGATTGGCGAATATGCTCGACTTCATCCATACGCTCTCCGCTGGTCGCATTCATGCCGATGGCGCTCATTGCGGCGCTCCCACATCGCCGCCTTGCGGGTCAGGATGTCCGTGATTGAGGAAGCTGATGCCGCCGATCACGACGTCGCCGTCGATGACAGCTGCTGCTGCGCCACCGCCGGAGCCTGACATGCCGCCTTTGTATGTGAGCAGGCCATCCACGGTGAGCGTGCCAGTGACGTGTGTTGCTGGGCATTCGATGGTGACTTGCTCGGATGCCTGCACCAGTGCCGTCTTGATGCCGCTGGCGATTAGTGCGCCGGAGTCGTGGTTGTAGCTGACGCGCGCGCCGTCCGGGTAGGCGGTGACGTGTTCGGCGGCAGAGCCGCTCGGCGAGTCGTGTGCGTCGCTGTAGATCGATGGGATGACGATGCCGTTTGCCAGCTCGCCGCTTGGTGAGAGGATCATGACTTGCTCACCGACGGTCGGCGGATTCCAGTCACGCGTCGATCCGGCCCGTTCGCATTTCCACTTGAGCCATTCGGTGTGGAGGTTGCCGCTCTTCACGCGTACTCGGCGCGCGACATGATCTACATCGTGAATGGTTCCGATGCGGATCATGTTTTCGATTTTGCGGGAGAGTTCGGCGAGCGTCATGCCGACGAATATGCCTCGCGATGATTGTTATGGCTTCCGGCGCATGTTGTGTTCGCCGATTCCACAACTCAGCGCGCTAGATGCGAGAGCGTCAGTTCTTCTACCAGGTCGATATCTGCATCGGTGAAACCGATCAGTTCGCGCCGGGCATATTGCACTTCGAGATTGCTGCGGCGACGGTTGACCTTGTCTCTCAGTCCACGCTGATGGACGTTGGCGATGCGCTGCACTTCGTCGGCAAAGGTGACGGTGGCGCTGTCCGCGCTAGATTCTGCCTTGAGGAAGCGGTTGGTGCGAATCTTGGCAAACATGGTGCGGCGGATACGACCTTTCTTGCTGCGCAGCTTCTGCTCCTTGCGCGGCTCGAAGGCGCTCCCGTCCGGGTTGAGCTGTGCGGCGATGCGCTTGGCCTGGCTGGGGCGCAGTCTCGCGGCGATCTGACGAGCCAGCTGTCGGCGGGAGGATGGCTCCAGGTTGCCCAGCAGCGCGTCGCAGTAAGCGTTTATCGGTTCAAGTTCGTTCATTGTGTGTTTATTAGTGCACCCTTGACGTAGAGCTCCCACCCAATCTGTCCACCAAGGTCTGGCAGGGCTGGTTCGTCCGGGTGGGTAGCGGTGTAGCTGCCGTCTACATTGGCGGAGACGATGACGCGCTCGGTCAGGTCGATCTTGATCTCGAGGTCGACAGTGTCGTGATCGATAATCTCAGCCTCCATGCGGATGGCCTGCTGCTGCTTTTCAGGATTCTGCAGGATCTCTGGCTGGTTGATAGCGATCCAGGCAAGCAGCGGGATCATCAGGGTGTCAGCATGGTCGGTGAAGTTGGTGATGACGATGCTGACGGTGTAGCGGTACTCGAACGACAACCCACCGCCGATGCGGCTGACGACATTGCCCTGCTCGATGAAGACGTGCAGGTTAGTCGGCGTCTTTTTAAGGCATGGAACGCAGTCTTCTAGGTGCTTTCTAAGTTCGGTCGGCTTTTTCATTCTTTCGTCCTTGCTTCGCGCGAGCCGCAGCTATGGCATGGGCCGCCGGGTAGTCGCCACACTCTGCATTGATGGCACTGGTAGTAGGCCATGTCACCACCTGTACTCGGCTCCGATGCCGACGAAGTAGTCCATGGAGACGGGGTCGCCCAGGGTCTGGTCCAGGCTGGCGACGATGCCGACATGGACTGCCTTGATGCGGAAGAGTCCCTGATGCGCTTGCAGGCGTGCAGCCGCTGCGCCGTTCTTGAATCCAGCATAGAGTCCGATGCCGCCGCGGTCGTCCCATGCCAGCCAGGGCAGCGGGTCTGCGCGAACGAAGGTGCGGCTCTCGCCGGTGTCGGTGTCGATGATGGTGGTGACGGTGTGCGGCTGCTCGCCTTCGATCTTGCTGCTGGCGATCACTTGCTGGCGGTCGTCCTGCACCACTTCTGGCGGCAGTTCGATCTTGCGCTTGAGCTGCGCACCGCCTGTGTAGACCTTGATCGGCGACTTGACTGCGACGCCGACCTTGGGCGCGTTCTTCACCTCGTCGGCCGGCGTGGCTTCGACGGTCTTGCCGACTTCAGCTGGCTGGCGATCATGAGCCAGCCAGGCGATGACAATGCAGGCCAGCAGTAGAGTCAGCAGGAACGGCCAATTCGAGCGGATCCAGTTCATGCTGCAACCCCGTGCCGTTCGTATGCGCGCGCCAGCTTGACGTCGTAGAGGTTTTCCTTGTACGCCGGGCCGTTGTAGATTCTGGCGAACTCGGCCCACTTGCGGGACTTGAGCGCCTTGTGAAGTGCTGGGTCGGCCTTGACGAAGCGCACGAAGGCGTCGAGCTGCTCGCCTTCGCTTTGCTGCATGCAGGCCATGAAGTCTTGCGCGCTGGTGTAGCCGAGCGTCTGCCAGTGGAAGCCCATGATCTGGAACAGACCCCAGCTCGCGGACTCGATCGCGCATGTCTGGTCGATGGTGCAGGCATTGCGGAAGCGGGCGTGCTCAGATGCGCCGCCTGCGTAGCCGCCGCGCTGCTTGCTGACCAGGTTCGGGTATTGAGCGGCGAGGGAATCCGCATCGTAATCGTCGCCCTTGAGCTGCCTGTACATGACGTGGCGCTCGAACAGGATGGTGGGCCTGCCGTCCGGCAGAAACCCTTCCCCGGCACTCTCGACTTCGGTGATGGTGAGGATGCTGGCCTCGTCCACGTCGAGCGCTTCAGCTGCTGCCATCACTGCGGTATGGATTAGGTGGCGGCTGAATGCGCCGCCATTCTGCAGCGCGGAGAGGGTCTGGGTTCCGGCTACGCCATCTGCAGCCAGGCCTGAGCGGCGCTGGAAATCTCTCACGGCGGCTTCGGTTGCATCGCCGTACCAGCCATCAGGCTCGATGCCGAGGCGTTTCTGCAGCTCGCGCACTTCTGCGCCGGTGTCTCCATTACGCATTCCAGTTCTCCCAGTTGTCGATGAATTGTTCGATGGCGCTTTCAAGGCGATTCAGCATCTTGGGCCAGACGAACAGGGCGAGTGCGGCAGCCATGACGATGTGCCAAATATCGGCCTTGTCTGGTTCGGCGATCATCCAGATGCCGATCACGCCGGTGATCAGGTATTTGACGACGCGGCACAGCCTGTCTCCGCCTTGCATCAATGCGGCGGCCGCGATGGCTTCGCCAAGCAGGTAGAGCCCGAGTAGAAAGACGATTATTTGTTGAGCCATGATTTCACCTTATCGATCAGCCAGTCTCGGCTGGCCTTGTGGATCGCCATAAATCCAAGGATGGCAGCGGCCGGGCGCTGCGGCATTTCGCCCAGGAAGTACAGCGCCGCAGGAGTCAGGTATCCGGATGCGACGGTCCCGGCCATGATTGCCAGTGAAGACCTGACGAAGGTGGTTCGCTCTCCGATTGCGACAGCCATCCACGATCCGGCGAAAGCGGCGATCAGCACGGCAACGGGAACGCCGAACAGAAACGAGATCGCGCCGGTGATGGCGGGCAGGATTGTGGCTTTGATAACGCCAAGCTGGTCATTCATTCAGGCCCCCATGATTTCGTTGAGCGCCTGTTCCGGCGTGATGTCCAGCTTGTATCCAAGCGCAAGGCGCTCTGCGGAGACAGTTATCGGGCAGCCGTGACGGACCTGGACGGCATAGGCATTCGCCTCTGACCATAGCCGGTAGCTGCGCAGCAGGCCATAGGCGATCGAGTGCAGTGAGAATCCAAGCAGGGAGAGTGCGATAGGTGCTCCCGTCTTGTGAGCGATAAAGCCGATCAGCATCACGCCGATCAGACTGAGCGTCCACCATTGTTCGACGTGCTCGTATTCGTGGGCGTGAATCCCGGCGTCGCTGCGGTATTTAGTCCGAATGCGAACGACGGGGCCGTTGGCGCATCCGCCCACGTTGGGCGGCAGATTGTCGGTGTAGATGGTTATGCTCGGTAGCGTCATGTCAGTCCCATAGCTGGATCAGCGTGTCGTTGTTCTTGGCTGGCGCCTGGTCTGGCAGCTCGACCTGCGCTCCCATTGGGAGTGTCGGTCCGAGCGAGGCGAGTCCAGGATTGAGCTCCAGCACCTGTTCGGTGACAACCGCGGTGCTGCCAAGGTGTCTCTGGCAGAGTGCATCCACTGTGTCGCCTTGATGTGCGGTGACGATCATCGTCAGATCAGCTCCACGGTGGTGCGACCGATGCCGAGGATGTCGCTGATGGCCCAGCGCGCGTCGCGGCGCAGGTCGTCTATCGGAGTTTCGAGCTGGTCGGTCTGTTTATTACCTGCGGCGGTTGTGTCGTAGTCGCGCGTGCGTTCAATCAGCGAGGCCTTGGCCATGCAGCCGACGGCGCGCAAGTAGCGGTGGATATTGATCGAGGTGTTGTCTACCTCTTCCGCGGGAACGTCAGACAGGATGGCATGCCCTGAGGCGATCTGTGCGATGCGCCATGCTGACAGTTCGGTATTGACCGATGCGATAGCGTCAATCAGCGCTTCGCGCAGGCGTTCAATGGTGATGGTTGTATCGATGCGCTGCGCTGCGCGTATCTTGTCTGGTTCCACGTCCGGCCAGAATGCGGAGCTGGTGATGGCTGCTTCTGCTTGAGCTGCTGCGGGTACGGTGACGACGAAGCTGTTCATGTGGATGGTGGCCTTCGATTAGTTGGCGGTGGGGGGAGCTTCTGGAGTGTGGAGACCAGTCCATTCCTTCCGCTCCCCGCCGCCAGGTGCGGGGTCCGCCCGGTGTCAGCCGGCGCTATCTGCGCCGGTAGAGTTCTTCAGCTCGCGCTCGAGCTTTTCGATGTCCTTTTTGACGCCGACCTTGTCGTGCAGACCAAGTGCGCGGCGCATGAAGTCAAGTGCCGTGCCGATCATGGATTTGTTGCCAGACATGGCGTATCCGATGGCCTTGAAGAGCTTGGCGCGAACCTCGTCCGGCATATCCTCTCCGGCTGTGATCTCTGCCGTCTCCTGTAGCGGCTCAACCACAAGAACGGCGCCTGCGTCGTGCGCCTTGAGGGCCGCATCGGCCATCTCTTCAGCGATCAGGCAGGCGGTTGTGCGCTTGTACTGGTCAGGCATGGACAGCTTGTGTTCGATGGCATAGCGGGCGATCTCCAGCGCTCCGGAGTAGTCTCCGGCATCGATGCGCCAGACCATGACGGTCATCAGAACATCATCCTGGACGCCGAGTCGGCCTTGCAGAACGCCTTCTACCCATGGCTGATACTCCGGCAGGATCTCGCGCTTGACCTCAGCCTTGCGCTCCATGGACTGGACGTCCTTGAGGCGGCGGCGATCCTCGGCCAGCGTGAGCAGCATCAGCTCGTAGGCAGTGGCGTCGCGCGTGCCTTTTTCCTCGGCTGCCATCGAGACGGCAGCCGAGGCGCGCTGGTAGTGTTTACGTGCAGGGCTGCTCATGATTACCAGGTCGTGACGATGTTCTCGACGACGCAGCCGGCGCGGAAGTCTTCCACGACGTAGGCTTCGTTGCTGGACTCGTAGTTCTCAATCTGGTCGCGCTTGGCGTTGTCCAGGATGGTGCGGCGGCGCGCACCTTCCTGCCAGTAGATGGACAGGTTCTTCAGCGGGGTGATCATCAGCGTGTCGGCCGGGATGTACGGGACCTGGATGCCTGGCAGGCCGCCGATGCGCTTCTGGCTGACCAGCATGTCCATCACCAGCAGGTCTTCCGGGCGCTGGTTCTGGTTGATGATCGGGAAGTATTTGTCGGCCATCAGCGCGGTGCCGCAGATCACGACCAGGCTGGGGTCTTGCTGGAAGGTCGGGTCGATCAGGTTGTTGCGGGCGTCGAACACCAGGGCGTCCAGGTTCTCGTAGTCATGGCCTGCGGCAGCGCCGACCTTGATGACGCCGGATGCGGCAACCACTTCGGACATGACGCGAGCAACAGCATTTTCGCGGTAGTGCTGGATCCAGCCCTTGTTGACGTCCTGCAGCAGCGGGTTGGCGACGCGGTCGGTGGTGGCGGCGACGGATGTGCCGTTGAAGCCGATCATGATGCGATCCAGGGCTTGGCGCTTGACGATCACATCGCGCAGCCTTGCCTGGAAGTCCTGGAACTTGGCCCAAGCGTCGATGGTGGCGTACTTGATTGCGGTGTCGAAATCGGTCTTCTCGCAGCGGTATGTGTTGCTGTCCAGTGCGTGCAGTTCGCGCGGCACGCGGTCTGCGTTGGCGGTGTTGGTGCGTCCGGCGATGGTGCCTGCGGCATCCATGCCGATCTTTTCGCCTTCCTGCTCCATCACGCCGATGACGTTGATGGATTTCAGGAATTCACTGGAGAGCTGGATGCGCTCTTCCAGCTTTTGCTGGACGGTCGGTGTGACGACGAATTTCTCGTTTACGGACGGGACGCCGTTCAGTTCGGCCAGGGTGGCGAAGTAGGAATTGATCTGCTTACGGGTTTCGAGGCGCATCTTGTTCTCCAGTAGTTTTGTTGGGTTGGGTTTGTTCGATCAGCAATCTGTCTTGATTGCGCCGGTTGTGCCGGTTGCAGCTGGGCGCTTCTCGGTGCCGTCAGGCATGGCGTCTACCTGCGCTTTGAAGGCCGTGAATTCAGCCCGATCCTTCTCGGATGCGGCGGTGAGTTCGGCAATCTTCTGGTTTGCCGCGGTCAGATCATTGCTGGTGGCGGTGAATTTTTCGAGCAGCTCTTTCTGGCTGACAGCGACGGCTTCGACGGCGAGTCCAATGTCGGTGAATCTGGATTCGTCGGTCTTGGCCTTGAAGTTGAGCAGCTCCTTGACCTTGGTCAGCAGGCTGAAACCGGCGGTTTTTTCTTCGCCGGTCTCGAACTCAACGGTCACTTCGTCGCTGAATGAAAATACGCCATCCTTGCCGGCCGAGAACTTCATGGTCTCGGTGCCGAGGCTGGCTGGTGTGTCGGTGAAAGCTAGGCCGGTCAGGTAGGCGAAGCCCTTGCCGACGAAGTTGGCGACGACCTCGATGGAGGCGAACAGTTTCTTTCCGGCTGACTGCATGGCGACAACCGCGTCGCTGGCATCCACGACGGCCATCAGTTGCAGCTTCTTCTCGCCGAATATTTCGGATTCCTGTGTGCTTAGGGAAACAACCTGTCCCTGCGCGCTGAATGTGCCCTCTGGCGAGAAGGACAGCAGGTGTTCCAGGTTTGCCTGTGCGGTGTAGACCTTCGGGTCGTACTTTGCTGCCATCTGCAGGATCCAGTCGCGGCTGATGTTGCGACCGTCGATGGTTTGTCCTTCGGTGGCGATGACGAATGGCTTGGAGCGTGGCATGTTCGTTTCCTCGTTAGTGAGCAGGTGAAATTAGTGCGCCAATAGTCCGGGGGTTGCGGCATGCCGCGCAACTCGTGCATGTTGTGTTCGGCGATTCCACAACTCGCCACTGGCGGCGCGTGTTTTGCTGGCTGATAGCCTCCGCGCATGAATTCGAACGCAGACATGGATCCACGCTGGCAGGCCAGATCGCTCTTTTGGCAGGGGTGGCGAATCGCGCGCATCGCCGAAGAGCTGCACGTAAAGCCGGGGACGATCCACTCGTGGAAGCGGCGCGATAAGTGGGACGACACTGCGCCGCTCGATCGCGTTGAGTTATCCATCGAGGCACGCCTGATCGCGCTACTGGCCAAGGCCGAAAAAGAGGGCAAGGACTACAAGGAGATCGATCTGCTCGGGCGCCAGATGGAGAGGATGTCCAGGGTGCGCAAACACGATAAAACCGGGAACGAGGCAGACCTGAATCCGAAGGTGGAGAACCGCAACAAGGGCCAGAAGAAGCCGCCGACGCGCAATGCGATCAGCGAAGAGCAGCAGGAGCGTCTTGTCGAAGCCTTCATGGAAGAGCTGTTTCCGTATCAGAAGAACTGGTACAGGGAGGGGTTGGTCCAGCGCGTGCGCAACTTGCTCAAGAGTCGGCAGATCGGCGCGACCTGGTATTTCGCCCGTGAGGGGCTGGTCGATGCGCTGGAGACAGGGCGCAATCAGATTTTCCTGTCGGCGTCGAAGGCGCAGGCCCATGTGTTCAAGGGCTACATCAAGCAGTTCGCCGCCGAGAAAGCTGATGTCGAACTGCAAGGAGATCCGATCGTGCTGCCAAACGGGGCGACGCTGTACTTCCTTGGAACGAATAGCCGCACCGCACAGAGTTATCACGGCAACCTGTATATGGACGAGTATTTCTGGATCCCGAAGTTTCAGGAGTTTCGCAAGGTCGCCTCCGGCATGGCGATGCACAAGCACTGGAGGCTGACATATTTCTCCACCCCATCTGCGCAGTCTCACGAGGCCTTTCCGTTCTGGGCTGGCGAGCTATTCAATCGCGGCCGGGCCAAGGATCAGCGCATAGCGCTGGATGTGACGCATGCCGCGCTGAAGGATGGCCGCTTGTGCGAGGACGGGCAGTGGCGGCAGATCGTGACGGTGTTGGATGCGGTAGATGGCGGATGCGACCTGTTCGATATCGATCAGCTTCGCCTGGACTACAGCCCGGAAGAATTCGCCAACCTGCTGATGTGCGAATTCATCGACGACGGACAGAGCGTTTTTCCGTTGGCAGATATGCAGCGCTGCATGGTGGATTCGTGGGTGGTATGGGCCGACGATTTTAAGCCGCTTGCTCCGCGCCCATTCGGTTCTCGTGAGGTGTGGATCGGATACGACCCATCGCATACCGGCGACAGCGCCGCGATGGTGGTGATTGCACCTCCGCTGGTGCAGGGCGGGAAGTTCCGCATGCTGGATCGCGTGCAGTTCAAGGGCATGGATTTCGAGGAACAGGCAAACCGTATCCGCAAGGTGACCGAGTGCTACAACGTGACCTACATCGGAATCGACACCACGGGAATCGGTCAGGGTGTCTACCAGCATGTGATCCAGTTTTTCCCTGGCGCGCGGTCGTTCAACTACTCGGTGGATGTCAAGGTGCGCCTGGTACTGAAGGCTAAGGACGTGATCACCAAGGGTCGCCTCGAGTTCGATGCCGGGTGGACCGATGTGGCAGCTTCCTTCATGGCAATCAAGAAAACCATGACGGCCAGCGGTCGGCAGGTCACTTTCGAGGCGGGGCGCTCGGAGGAAACCAGTCATGCGGATCTGGCCTGGGCAACGATGCACGCATTATCGAATGAGCCGCTGGAAGGCGGCACCTCTACCAACTCTTCCATCATGGAGATCTGCTAAATGAAACAATCGAAACGCAATAAATTCAATGTCGGCGTGCAGCCTGACACCGCGCAGAATCAACCGGCGACAGCCAGGGCGGAGACCTTTACGTTCGGCGATCCGGAGGCGGTGCTCGATAAGCGCGAGCTGCTGGATTATCTGGAGTGCGGTCAGGCCGGAAAGTGGTGGGAGCCGCCGATCTCAATGGACGGTCTGGCGAAGAGTGCGCGCGCGGCGGTTCATCATTCAAGCCCGATGTATGTGAAGCGCAACATCCTGACGTCCTGCTATATCCCGCACCGACTGCTGTCGCGCACTGATTTCTCGAGGTACGCGCTGGAATACCTGACTTTCGGCAACAGCTATCTGGAGCGCCGCGACTCGCTCACCGGTAGGCCGCTGAAGCTACAGCCCGCGCTGGCCAAGTTCATGCGCCGTGGCGTGGATGATCTCGACCAGTATTACTTCATCAACAACTGGTATCAGGAGCACGAGTTCAAGCGCGGGTCGATCTTCCACCTGATGGAGCCGGACATCAATCAGGAGATCTACGGCGTCCCGGAATATATCCCGGCGCTGCACTCTGCCTGGCTAAATGAGGCGGCGACCCTGTTCCGTCGCCGATACTACAAGAACGGCAGTCACGCCGGATTCATTCTCTATATGACCGATGCGGCTCAGAAACAGGACGATGTCGACAACCTGCGCACCGCGCTCAAGAACTCGAAGGGGCCAGGCAATTTCCGCAACCTGTTCATGTATGCGCCGAACGGAAAGAAGGACGGCATCCAGTTGATCCCGGTCGCCGAGGTGGCGGCGAAGGACGAGTTCCTGAATATCAAGAACGTGACCCGCGACGATATGCTCGCCATGCACCGGGTGCCGCCCCAGCTGATGGGTGTGATTCCAAACAATACAGGCGGTTTCGGTGATTCCGAGAAGGCCGCGGCGGTGCTGTCCGCTATCGAGATCGCTCCGCTGCAGGAGCGCATGAAGGAGCTGAATGACTGGATAGGCGAGGAAGTAATCCGGTTCAAGCCGTTCGAACTCGCCAAGAGTGCGGCTTAAAAGACGGTGCGACCTGGTCGGTGCGTCAACACCGAACAGGCCACCTCCGGCAGAGCGATCCTGCGTTTGGCTAAAGCACCATCACCGTGCGCACGGTGGTGCCGAGGCTACCACAAATAGCAGGAGTGATCACAATGCAGGCGAATCCAATCATCCCATGGCTTGGCGGTAAGCGCCGTCTGGCAAGCAAGCTAATCCCTCTGTTTCCTCCGCATGAGTGCTACGTCGAAGTATTTGCCGGCGGCGCAGCGCTGTATTTCCTCCGACCGGTTCCGGCCGACGTAGAGGTGCTCAATGACGTCAACGGAGAGCTGACCAATCTGTACCGAGTGGTGCAGCATCACCTCGAAGAATTCGTTCGGCAGTTCAAGTGGGCGTTGTCCAGTCGACAGATATTCAAGTGGCACCAGATGACCAACCCGGAGACTCTGACAGATATCCAGCGTGCCGCCCGGTTCTTCTACCTGCAGCACCATGCCTTCGGCGGCAAGGTGGATGGCCAGAACTACGGCACGGCCACCACAGCGCCGACGATCAATCTGCTACGCATCGAAGAGAATCTGTCCGCCGCCCACCTTCGGATGGCATCCGGTACCAACATCGAGAACATGAACTGGTTGGAATGTATGAAGCGCTACGACCGCGCCCACACATTCTTCTACTGCGACCCGCCCTACTGGCAGACCGAAGGCTATGGCGTCCCGTTTGAATTCGACCAATACGAGCAGATGGCCGAGTTCATGAAGACGTGCAAGGGCAAGGTGATGGTCAGCATCAACGATCATCCGGACATCCGGCGTGCCTATGCAGGCCTGACGATCTTCGATGGCAAGGCGCTGGACATCAAGTACAGCGTCGGCAATGCCCAGCGCGAGCCGTCCACCAGCAGCGAGCTGATCATCACCAACTACGACCCGAACAACATGGGCGGCCTGTTCTAGGCTCTCACCGCCCAGGGCGCTCGTCGCCCGGTCTAGCCCATCCCGCAACCCGCACCACCCTCCGCCGCCAGCCCGCAATCCGGGCCTGGCGGCTTTTTTCGTCCACCTCCACCCGCCGCGCGCACTCGTGACCCCGCCACGCCCGCCCGCTTTATGGGTGGGTATTCGTGCAGGCGCATGAGCCGGCGTGCTGCGCCTCACGTGGGCGGCCGGGGGCGCAGCACGCTGTTTATGGGCTCGTGCACTTTGGTGCGCATAGCTTGCGCACCTGCATGCCAACTACGCTCTCTGATTCTTGGTGTGGAATTTAATGAAGGCCATCGGAAAAAGGTAATTTTGGTAATGACTCCAAAAAACAAACAGCAACTACATGATAATTAAAGAGGTTATGAATTACCTTTGCCTGGTCACAAATGGTAATTAAAAAGGTAATTATTCTATAAGTACATGATATATAGAGGAAAATTATTTTTATTAAATTACACTTATAAACAGTAATCTGATTACCTATTTATTACTAAAAAATTACCTTTTCCATTATTGCTAGAAAGCCCTACAGACAAGGCTTACAGCGGTTTTTCTGGAAAAAATTACCAAAATTACCTTTTTCCGATGGCCTCATAAATTCTGCGGAAATCCTCGCGCATGACGTGCAGGCATGCGTGCGCGTATATGTTGCGCACGATCATTCACATGCGGGTGATGGGTGATGGATGGGATGGTGATCCTGCGGATGAGGCTGCCTTGGTGCTATCCTGCAATCGATCGAGAAAAGATAATTTCGGGAGGGATCAGTTGCTACCACGCCAGTCCAGAGGAAGGTTGTTTTTACAGCTCATCTTAGACGCGTCTAATAACGGCAATAAAAAAGGAGCTAGGCTTGCGCCTAACTCCTTGTTTATTTGGCTCCCCGACCTGGACTCGAACCAGGGACCTGCGGATTAACAGTCCGGCGCTCCCCGATCTTCGTGGCACATCCCACCGCCCTTTACGGGGCTTCGCGGTCGACCCGCGAAGTTGGGAGAGGTTCGGAGCGGGGAGCGATTGGGCTGAGGAGAGTTTTTAGGGATCACCCCAACGCCTCCCTGTGCAACAGCGTAAATCCCCCCTCTGCAAGTCGGTTTTGGGTTTGGTTGTTGACCCTTTCGCCGGAACCGGCACCGTCACGCCACTGGCGCGCTGCCCTGCATTCCTGCAATAATGCGCCACCGCAATCAAGTGCTAAACACGTAACGACAAGGCTTTGACAGCGTGTCATCACATTGATAAACACCCTGCTCGACAGTGATATGCACCCATGACAGACAACACAAAACAAGCCCGCGTTGATAACGTGCTACAAGATGATTCAGCTTCCAATATGGATGCGCTGGGTGCTTCTACTGCCCCAGAGGATACTTTCCCTGAAACTCTGACCGCGCTTAGAGAGGGAAAGAGTTTAAGACATGATTCTCTGAGTGAATTAACTAAGCATGTTGATCCGCAGAAAAGAGGAATCGCTAGAACCACTCTTCGAGGTTATGAACTCGGCGTTACCAAGCCCGGCATTCGTGAATTACGCATACTAAGCCAAGCTCTTGGGGTAACTACCAATAAACTTATTTTCGGGACTGACATACCTGATTCCGTCTTTATTGAAGGAAGTTCAACCACAGAACACAGAAAGTTTTTGGGTAAAGACCAAGATACATTTATTGAAATGGCCTGTTTTTTAGTTTCCATGTATCGGCTAGGCGAGAAAGAACGTGATGCTATTTACAGCATGACCTCAACCCTTGCGGCAACAAAGCTTGGTGAAGTTGAATACAGAAAATTGATGGATGCCACGCGTGAGATTGTCGCAACATTTATTGACGCGCACTCCGACACACAAAGTGAGGGTATGCCGACATCTCAAGAACAAATGATAGAAACGGTCATGCCTCTATTAAATGCCACATTAGCAAAGTTTGGTTTTCCAGCTATGGCACCTGCCTCCAAACAATAATTACTAGCGGCATCCACACAAACCGGCCATATCTGAGCCGGTTTTTTTACACCCTTAAAGTCGCGATCATGACATTTGCTGTCAATTGCTTGACAATTTCCAACAGGTAACCATAATGACGGCAACTCGACAACTTCTGTCGAGATTCTGAATCGGAGTCCATCATGGCAGTTAAACAGCAACCCGTCCTCACCAAAAAGGATTTTGAAGCAGCACTAGTAACCCTGCGCCTCAGCGTGTCCGAAGTGGCCCGCGAAACCGGCATCCCCCGGCATGTCGTCAGCCACTTCCGCAATTACGGCGACGGCATGAAGCCCGAACAGCTCGCCAAGCTGCGGGACTATCTGGAAGTCCTCGGCGTCGAGTTCTCCGACGAAGAGCAACCCGAGGCAACCACAGCACAGCCAGCATCCAATGCAGCGCTACAACTCCCGGCAATCCTATCCGACGACGGTTTGACCCAGCGCACCGCACTGGTCTGCCGTCACTTTTTCATCGACGAACGCATCCGCGACGAACAGATCGAAGAGGCCGGCGAGCGCATCCAAGAGAGCTTCCATCTGGCGAAAAAACTGCTGGACGTAAAGCTGGAGACTCGATTCCTGTCCGAAGCCTACGACGAGGAAACCGAATCCAAGATGCGCGAACTGTGGGGGCACCTAGCCAGCATCGGCTTAGTCTGCCTGCACATGCAGGGCCGCGTGCTGGTGGATCAGGCGCGCTTCGCCAACCCGTTGCAGGACGGCAAGCCGGACACGCTGGGCGACCTGCTGTTCATCACCTACCGCGATGCGCTCGCCAGCCTTCACCAAGAGCAGGCCGAGCAATCTGAAGAAACTGATGAGGCCACAGCATGATGCCGGTCAGCGTACTGCCCGCAGGCAGCAAAGCCGCACCGGTGGTGATTCTCTTCGTGTTGGGGGTGCTGGCCTTTTCCGCACTGGCCAACAGCCAGCCGAAACCGGCCCAGCCGCAACGCTAACCCAGCAAGCCGGAAGCAACCGCCATGAACGCAACGAATCTAGTGCTGCAAGCCATCACCGAGACGCTGGAGGAATACGCAGCAACGCCCGGCGATGGTTATCTGCAAGGTCGCGTTTCCGGCCTGCTTTCCGCCGCCTTGCTGGGCGACCTCATTTCCTCCGAAGAGCATGGCGCGTTCAGTGTGCGGAGTCGAGAAATTGGCCTCGCATATTCGCGCCAACTTGAAGCTGCAGCAGCCCGATAAAGCCAAGCAAGAAAGAGAAACCGCCAAATGCTCAACACTACCCCGCATGCTCAATTCGAGCGCCAATTCTTTGCGCGCCTGGACAACGTTGCCGAATGGGACGACCGGCGTTTTCTGGTGACTCAATTCGCCCCCGTGCCAGACCGATTCAAGCCCAAGTTACTCAGCGAATATGCGGCCATCAAACAAGCGAAGAGCCGCGGAGACGCGAATGTCTGGGCGCGAAAGCTGCGAGAACTGTTCGGAGGCCGAGGCCTCGACTACGCCGCCGACGATAGCGAGATCGTAGAAGCCGCAGAAAAGGCGGCACGCGATGTGCGCAGCAAGCTCCCCCACTGCATCACCGAAGCCATCACTCTGGAGCAACTCGGCAGAGTTGCGGAACGCTACGAAATCCCCATGCCCAAGATCGAGAAAATCGAGCAAATTGTTGCGCGCATGCGAACGGAAGGATGGTGGCGCAGACAGTTGCGCAAACGTTTCAGCAAGCTCGAAGCGGCTGCAATCAGCACGGGCTTTGTGCATAAGCGTGCCGGGTTGTATGCCTCCGACGAGACCGTCAACCGCCGCATTAAACAAAAGCGCAAGAGCGCGCGGCTGCTGGAAACCATCGAAGCGATCCACACACAAACCGGGCAGGTTTGCACACTGGCCGAACTGGCCGCGACCAACGTTAGCAACCCGGTCAACCGACACGCCGAACTGATGACACGCATTCGCGGCATCGAAGAGTTCGCCGCCCTGACCGGCTTTGTCGGCTTGTTCCTCACCCTCACCACACCCAGCCGGATGCATGCGCGAATGGCCGCGACCGGCGAGGTTAACCCCAACTACACCGAGACGCGCCCGGACAGCGCGCAGAAATATTTGCTGAAAAAGGTTTGGTCAGTTGCACAAGCAAAACTTCAACGCAACGGCGTGGATTATTTCGGCGTGCGCATCGTCGAGCCGCACCACGACGGCACACCACACTGGCACATGCTGGTATTCGTCCGCCCCGACCACAAGGCACTGTTTACCACGATCATGCGCGAATACGCATTGCGCGATAGCCCAGACGAACCGGGCGCGCAAGAGCGCCGCTTTACCGTCAAGGAAATCGACCTCACGAAGGGCAGCGCGGCAGGCTACGTCGTCAAATATATCGCCAAGAACATCGACGGCGATGGCGTGGGCGACGATTACGAGGCGAGCGAGGCCGCAGACACCCGCGACACCTCCGTGCGCGTAGAGGCATGGGCGAGCGTTTGGCGCATCCGCCAGTTCCAGTTCTTCGGTGTGCCCACCGTTACCCCTTACCGAGAATTGCGCCGCCTTGATTCGATTCCTGACGCGCTAAAAGACCAGCTCGCAGCAGCATGGGAAGCCGCCGACGAAGGCGACTGGCGCACCTACATGCAACTGCACCGCGACGGCCTGAGCCTCAAACCGCTCTGGGAAGAAAGAGCGAGCAACACGTACCAAGGCGAGTTCAACAAGCGCGTGCGCGGTGTGATCGTAAACGGCGGGATGCACCTCACCACTCGGGAAGGCGAATGGATTGTGCAAGAAAAATCCAGCGCGCGACGTGAGCGCCTTTCCTCCCCTTGGACTTGTGTAAATAACTCCACGCGCAAGCCTGCTCAAGGCTTTCGACGTGAGGATGCACTAACTTCTGAACGAAATGGATATGGGGGAAATGGTCGCTACGGGAGAGAGTCGCCGTGCGCCGGGAACCGCCAAGAACCCGACGCACAACTAGCCCAGAAAGGAGGGGCATGCGATGAAGAATAGCAGCCCGAAGAAATCATGCAAGAACAATTTGCACGGTTACCCCAGCAAGGCAACACGCCAAGCGTATTGGATGCAGGCCCTTGAGCCGACCTCGCAAGAAATCAACGACGCATTCCTAGGCTATCACCCGCAATGGGTGCTGCAATCGCAAATAGAAATCACGGGAGAGCGATTCCGTGGCTTGCGAGAGGATGTCTTGAAGATCGATAAGCAGCAATGCGCCGCTTACCTGAGAGTAAGCGCCAGAACAATATCGAACTGGGAAAACGGATCAGTCGAAGTTCCATTCATGGCGTATCAATTGCTGCGAATGGTTTATCGCAGTGTGCAATTCAAACTGTCGCATCCCAAATGGGATGGCTGGTTCATCAGCGACAAGGGAGTTTTGGTGTCTACAAACTGGGGCAAATGTGAATTCACGCCCGACCGACTAGAGTGGATTTCTTGGCAAGGCACAGAAGCATCGCAACTGAAACGAGAGGTCAACACGCTGCAAGCCAAGCTAGACGCGGCGGTCGAAGAAAACACGAAGCTGCGACAGATGTTCGTCGCACAGGGTGTAGTCGATGAACTGGCCGCGATGCAAGACACGATAGCGGAACTGATGACCCGCATCGCTACGGCCCGAGTAATTCCATTCGTCGCACCAGCAACCGAACAACTTAAGGAGAAAGCAGCATGAAACCGATTCGCGACTTGAAGCCCTACATGGGCAGCACCGACGACAGCATCAACGCATCGCTGAGCATCCTGAAACTGTTTAAGCGTGTGCGCCTGTTCGATCCTGCATACAAGCCGTCCAGCCGATATCAGGCGCGGATCAAAAACCGATTGGCCGCACGCAAGGCCGCACGCCGTGCGGCGCTTGGCACAAGGGCCAGCCTCATCAACATTGAAAGCCGCACCGTCTAAAAATGCTGCTCACCATCAACGAACTGCGCGAACTGACCGGGCGCATCCAGAGCGATGCCCAGGCACGCAAACTGGATGCCATCGGCATTCCGTACCGGCGACGACTCGACAAGTCGCTGGTAGTCAGTCGCGCAGCCGTTGACACTGTTTTGGGAGTACCACATGCAAGAACCGAAACCAACGAACCCCGCCTGCGTTTAGCATGAGCCGCCACCGCAAAACCGACAAACATCTGCCTCCCTGCGTCTATTTCAAACATGGCGCATTCTGGCTGGTTAAACGAGGCAAATGGGAGAGGCTAGCCGACACCCTGCCGGAAGCCTTGGCGGAGTACGCCAGACGCACGCAAACGCACTCCAGAGGCTCCATGCCGGAGTTGATTGATCGTGTGCTGGCGCACATCTCGCCAAGGCTCGCAAAGAACACACAATCGCAATACCGCATCGCAGGCGAAAAACTCAAAACATACTTGGCCGAATTCAGCCCCGAGCAGGTGAAATCGAAGCACGTCGCAGCGATCAAGATGCATATGGTCGAAACGCCGAACATGGCAAACCGCGTGCTGTCCGTACTGCGCATCGTGTTTCAGTACGCCGTCGAATGGCAGCTATCAGAATCGAATCCATGCATCGGCATCAAGCGACTAGAAGAGGCCAAGCGCACCCGATACATAACCGATGCGGAGTACTCGGCCATCTATACCGCCGCCCCGCCCAGATTGCAGATCATCATGGATTTGCTCTACCTCACCGGGCAACGCATAACCGACGTGCTGAACATCCGGAACGCCGACATCAGACCGGACGGCATCGCATTCACTCAACAGAAAACCGGGGCAAACCTGCTGGTTCTCTGGTCGCCTGATCTGCGAGCCACAGTAGAACGAGCGCGCACCCTGAATGGCAACCTGCGCGCCCTCACCTTGTTGCATAATCGCAAGGGTAAAGCGCCGGATTACTCCAGCACAAAGATTCAGTGGGGCCGCGCTTGCGAGAAGGCTGTGGTGAGCGATGCGCATATTCACGACCTGCGCGCCAAGTCGCTCACCGACGCGAAGCAACAGGGATTCAACCCCCAGACGCTTGCAGGACATACCAGCGAAGCCATGACGGACAGATACATCCGCTTGCGCGAAACTCCGCAGGCGGAAGGCCCGAAACTGGCTAAAATATTAGACAAGCGTTAGACGATTAGACAAAGTGACAAACGAAAACAACGAGTTAAAGCATACTCCAATGATGCAGCAGTATTTGCGCATCAAGGCCGAACACGCCGACAAGCTGCTGTTCTACCGCATGGGCGATTTCTACGAGTTGTTCCACGACGACGCGGTGCGCGTCGCCAAGCTGCTCGACATCACGCTGACCCAGCGCGGCGCGTCCAACGGCAACCCGATCAAGATGGCGGGCGTGCCCTATCACGCCGCCGAGCAATATCTCGCGCGGCTGGTGAAAATGGGCGAATCGGTCGCGATCTGCGAACAGATCGGCGACCCGGCGACCAGCAAGGGGCCGGTCGAACGCAAGGTCGTACGCATCGTCACGCCCGGCACGGTGACCGACTCCGCGCTGCTGGAAGAGAAGCGCGACAACCTGCTGCTGGCGCTGCACCAGCGTCGCGGCAAGCTCGGGCTGGCCTGGCTGAACCTCGCGTCGGGACAGTTCTTCGTGTGCGAGACCGCGCCGGAGAACCTCGCCGCCGAACTTGAGCGCCTGCAACCTTCCGAAATCCTGCACGCCGAAGACAGCGCGCCGCAGATCGCGGGCCGCGTCGCGCTGAAGTCGCTGCCGGAGTGGCACTTCGAACTGGAGACCGCGCGCCGCGCGCTGTGCCAGCAGTTCGCCACGCTGGACCTCGCCGGCTTCGGCTGCGACGATTTCACCGCCGGGCTCGAAGCCGCCGGCGCGCTGCTGGGCTACGCCAGACTCACGCAAGGCCAGAGCATCGCGCATATCCGCAGCATGCAGGTCTACAGCGCCGAGCGCTACGTGCGCATGGACGCCAGCACCCGCCGCAACCTGGAAATCACCCAGACCCTGCGCGGCGAACCCGCGCCGACGCTGCTGTCGCTGCTGGATACCTGTGCGACCAACATGGGCAGCCGCCAACTGGCGAACTGGCTGCATCATCCGCTGCGCGACAGGAACGTGCTGCGCGCGCGGCTGGACGCGGTGGAGCAATTACTCCCCTCCCCCACGCGTGGGGAGAGCGTAGCGAGGGGGGCGAAGCCGGCTGGGGGAGAGGGTTACCGCAAAGTTCACGACCACCTCAAGCCCAGCGTGGATGTCGAGCGCATCACCGCGCGCATCGCGCTGAAGTCCGCGCGCCCGCGCGACCTCTCTGGCCTGCGCGACACGCTGCTGACCTTGCCGCAACTGCACGCCGAACTCGTAGGTCGGGTTTCAACCCGACAGCACAATGATGATGTCGGGTTAAAACCCGACCTACCAAACCGCTCGCTCATCCACCTGCTGGCCGATGCGCTGCAAGCCGATGCCCCCCTGGTCGAGCTGCTGCAGAAAACCTTGAAACCCGAGCCCTCTTCCGTGCTGCGCGAAGGCGGAGTGATCGCCGACGGCTACGATGCCGAGCTGGACGAGCTGCGCGGCATCCAAAACAACTGCGGCGAATTCCTGCTGGCGCTGGAGGCGCGCGAGCGCGCGCGCAGCGGCATCAACACGTTGAAGGTGGAATACAACCGCGTACACGGCTTCTACATCGAGGTATCAATCGCGCAATCCGCCAACGTGCCGGACGACTACCGCCGCCGCCAGACGCTGAAGAACGCCGAGCGCTACATCACGCCGGAACTCAAGGCCTTCGAGGACAAGGCGCTGTCCGCGAACGACCGCGCGCTGGCGCGCGAGAAATGGCTGTACGACCAGTTGCTGGACAGCCTCGCGCCATCCATCCCCCAACTGCAGCGCATCGCCGCCGCCATCGCCGAACTCGACGTGCTCGCGACCTTTGCAGAAAGAGCCGCGACACTGAATTTCTGCGCACCGCAATTCAGCGACGACACGCAGATCAACATCACCAAGGGCCGCCATCCGGTGGTCGAGGCGCAGATCAGGGACCAGTCCGGCCAGTTCACGCCGAACGACACCCAGCTTGCAGACAGCCGCCGCATGCTGCTGATCACCGGCCCGAACATGGGCGGTAAATCCACCTACATGCGCCAGGTCGCGATCATCGCGCTGCTCGCGCATGTTGGCTGCTTCGTCCCCGCGCAGGAAGCGGTGCTCGGCGAGATCGACCAGATATTCACCCGCATCGGCGCATCGGACGACCTCGCCAGCGGACGTTCCACCTTCATGGTCGAGATGACCGAAGCCGCCAACATCCTGCACAACGCCACCGAAAAAAGCCTGGTGCTGGTCGACGAGATCGGCCGCGGCACCAGCACCTTCGATGGCCTGGCGCTCGCCTACGCCATCGCGCGCCACCTGCTGGAGAACAACCGCAGCTACACGCTGTTCGCCACCCACTACTTCGAGCTGACCAGACTCGCCGAAGAATTCGCCCAACTCGCCAACGTGCATCTGGCCGCCGTCGAACACCAGCACAGCATCGTGTTCCTGCACAGCGTGAACGAAGGTGCTGCCAGCCAGAGCTACGGCCTGCAAGTCGCCGCCCTCGCCGGCGTGCCAAACAGCGTCATCCGCAGCGCGAAGAAACAACTGGTGAGACTTGAACAACAGAGCGCCGCGCAAAACCCGCAAGGCGACCTATTCGCCGCCCCGCCGCCGTATGCAGCGCCGGAGCCGGAAGAGCACCCGCTGGTCGCCGCGCTGCGCGACTTGCAGCCAGATGACCTCAGCCCCAGGGATGCGCTGGAGAGGATTTATCAGTTGAAGAAGCTGGTGTAGCCAGTCTCTCAGAATGTTGACATGGCACGAACAAACACCTTCTAATCACTGCCAGTAAAGCAAGGAGAAATATCATGCCAACGAGTGTCGCCCTCAATCCCCACTTTGAGCAATTCATCCGCGCCCAGATCGATTCCGGCCATTACAACGACGAGAGCGAAGTCGTGCGCGCCGCGCTTCGTTTACTGGAAGATCAACAATCGAAACAGGCTCTCCAACTGGAAGGATTGCGCTCTGCCATTGCTGCGGGCCTGCAAGGCCCCGGCATTCCCGCCGACGAAGCATTTGATCGGCTGGAAGCCAAATACCAATCCATGGCAGAACATCAAAGCGTTTGATGCGCGTCGAACTCAGTCACAGCGCGTTACACGACCTCGAATCAATAGGCGACTTCATCGCCCAGGATAGCCCTCAGCGCGCAAAAAACTTTGTGAAAAAATTGCGCGACCAATGCAACCAGATCGCCGAAACACCCCTCGCATTCAGACTCAGAACCGAATTAGGCAAGAGCATTCGATCCTGCGCTTACGGGAATTACGTGATCTTTTTCTCTGCCGATGGAAACGTGCTCCGCATCCTGCGCATACTGCACGGATCAATGGACATAGAAGCCCAATTTGCGGCGGGCAACAATGATGGTTAATTCCATCGGATCGTAAATACCACGAAGAGCATGAACAAAATGAAATGCACGATCTGTAAAACCGGAGAGACCCATCCCGGCACCACGACCGTCACGTTGCAACGCAACAATAGCTTGGTCGTCATCCGCGACGTGCCCGCCGAAATCTGCGAGAACTGCGGCGAGTATTACCTGAGCGAAGCAACCGCCAGCCGTGTGTATGAAGACGCCGATGCAACCGCGCGGCGACATGTGGAAGTTGAGATTCAGCGATACGCAGCTTAAGAAAATATCGTGGTCTGTCCCTGAGTATCTCAATGAAAATGAATAAGTTGCTAATAAAGATACTGATAGTTTATTCGGGCTTTGCATTGCCTGTAACGTCGTTTGCAACCTGTTACACCGTGTATGACAAAACTGATAAAGCAGTTTACAAATCGTCTTCTCCTCCTTTTGATTTATCACTCCCAATCAGTGAAGGCATTAGATCAAAATTTCCGGGTGGTCATTTGGTTTCAAGTAATAGTCGCGAGTGTTTTTTGCCCAGAGATGAGAATGCGGTGTTGGTAAGTACCAATAGTGCATTAAAGAAACGAGACAGAACGCCGGGCTTAAAAGCTATAATTAAGTTACCCCCGGCAAAGCCGGGGGTTTATCTCTATTGAGCCCCTCAAAGGGGCAAAAACGTGATGCGCCTAAAGGCGCTGGCTCACATGCCTAATTTGAGCTGATCATAA